ATGGAAAGTGAAGAGATTAAGAAAGAACCAACCAATGGAAATCAACTAAAAGATTTTACTATTCAACTTACATTGCCTGCTCCCAATGCAGAGATAGCAAAGGAAGTAGCAAATAAAGCACAGTCACTCATTGACCAATTTGGATACTATCAATTCTTAAACCTGGTAGACTTTATGCAAAGGAATCCAGGTGCAGTATCATTTGGTTTAAACTTAATTAATAAAAGATGAACATGGAAGATTTGATTTTTTCTAAATTGCAGAAAGGTGATACCATATACACCTTAGAGAGAGACAGACGTTCTGGGTATCCAATCTTTGATACCGCTAAAGTATTAAAAGTTGGTGAGAGCAAACCAAGAGCTACTGGCCCAGATGGAAGCTTTACAGCAAATACAGAAATCTCTATTCAAGACTCTGTATCTGCGGTGACTATATACCTTCCTACAGATGCTGCAGAGGGTATTTATAATAATGTTTATTACACTACCGACTTACGCAATATCGTAAACGAAGTAAATATCCAAAGGACTACTGCTGTAAATATCCTCAATAACCGAGAGAAATATGAGGCAGTAGTTACTGAATGTGATAACATCTACCATACCATTGAAGGCATGTTAACTCCTCAGCAACAACCAGCTCAGGCTTACAAGCAAGAAGAGTTCGAGGCTTTTAAATCTGAGGTAGCAGAGAAGTTATCCATGCAACAAGATATTCTTATGAAAATTGCCAGTGAGTTGGGATTAAATAAGAATAAAGATGGCAAGCAGAAAGGTTAACATAAACCTCTCGAATAATCTATGTGATATTCAGATTTATGTAGACCCTGTTAAACAACGTCAGGCTGAGAGGTTGATTGCCAAGACTCCAAGTATCATGAAGCTCGGATACGAGTTAGGTACTAGAAAGTTTGGCAATCAACTTCTTCGTATAGTAAGGCGTAGTTTAAATAATGGTCTACCTCCACCTGGTTCCAAAGTTTCTTGGCCTCCTCATGCTACTGCTACACTTAAGAAGTATGGAGCACATACTTTATTAAACCTTACTGGTCAATATGCAAGGTCAGTTACAATGGTAACTCAGAAAGATAGAACCTTTGTTGGTCTTCCTCCAGGATTAAGGAAGATAACATACTCTGGTAGAACTTCTCGGAAAACACTTAACCAAATTGCTATCATGTTGGAGTATGGTAGTAGAGATGGTAATCTTCCACCTCGTCCTTTATGGAAACCTGCTTTCGAGGCAGCAGGTGGAAATGTAGTTTTAGAGAAAGAGATACGAAATCAATTAAGAAAAGAACTTAGAAAATATACAAAGTAATGGCAGATTTTGAAGCAGATAAAACATCTGGTACTGGTCCTGCACTCGTAATGGTACATCCGTTAAAAGTGAATGATACAGAAGCAGATAAAAAAGCCATCCTTACCATTACAGTTAATGGAGTACCTAAGACTGTAAACCTTATTCAAAAGAAAGGCAGCCTTAACTACGAATACAAATTAGAGGTAGATAAGGAAGCCATCAACCTATTGGGTAAGGGTGGCTCTGATACTTTGGCAATCACTTCTCAACGTAGGGAAATGATTAATGGTACACCCCAAGGAGATTGGGAAAATGTAGAGGTTACGGCAGAATTCTTAGAGGAACCACCCTTTACTGCTGGACTAAGATTTATGGACAATGAAGAAAAGACTCTAGAGGTATCCATTACTTCTAAGAATCACACAGAACAACTTCTTAGCGGAACTATAACTATCAAGCAAGTTGGTGGTCTAACTAAAACTGTAACTGTAACTCAAGTTGCTGGAGAAGTATCATATAGATACTGGGTAGAACCTGCTGCAGTTAATTTAGGTATACCAAAAGACCAAATCTTAAATGCTTACGAAACTTCAGCAGGATTTAGTATTACTGGGCATAGAAGTAAACTCATAGAAGGAAAACAAGTATCACAAGAGGTAATGGCTTTTAAAATACCTACTATATCTCAAACTCAACAAGCTGCAGATATTAACTCAGGTACTAAACTATACTATTGGATTACCGACTACGGTAATATAGCTAATTCAGCACAGGCTACTTTCTCAGCAACTGCCCGAGGAAGAAAAGATGCAGGAGCTATGTTTGGTAGTACTTCAGGAGGTTGGGAATGTATATTTACTGATGGTGGTACATACCAGTTTAATGTAATATTAATACCTCAATTAGTATAATATGGTAAATACAGAAGAAATCGTAGAAAGAACCTTTTATATTTGCCTATTACAAACAGCACTTAAGAAAGGTTTAACTCTTAACCCTGAAGACTACTTACCATTATCACAAGAGAATGAAAAAAGGTTTCAAGCAGATAAGGATGCTATGCCTAAATTCATTCCCATATTTGGTATCGGTAATAATCAGGTTAAGGGTGCAAAGACATGCCCTAGAATTACCATTGAATTGCAAGGGTTCTATAATGGTGATATAGGTGTGAACAAATATATCATTGGTGATAAACTAGAGGGTGGAAATTACCAAGCATCTGAATTTCCTTATGAAACGAAGGATATAACTCTAGATATTCACCTGGTATCTAATACTCAAGCCGATATGAGGTTACTTCATAGTATTATGTATGAAGCATTACCTTCTCGAGGATACGTAAGACCTTATTATAATAACTTAGAAGAATGGGAAGATGGTCGGGTAGCACCAACAGGAAACCTATTTATCGAAATAGGTAATTACTATGACCACCCAGATGAGAGTCATGGTCTACTTGAAAAAGTATATCAGTATACTTGTAAGGATGGTATATTACCTGAGAAGCTTGCTGAAGAAGGTGAACTTGTACCAATTCAAGACATCTCAGTATTGATTGGACTAACCGAAAAGCCAGAATCCGATTTACTTAACCTTAACGTAAAATAGCTCAATACTAGAGGGTATTAAATAAATGAGTAATTAACTTAATTAGTATAAATATGCCTAATTCACCATCTGTAAATTTCGAGTTTAAGAACGAGAACGTTCTTCAAACTACTCCTATGTTAGGAGTTTCATGTGTATTGGCTAGAACTACTAAAGGTCCATATGATGACCCATCAGAACTTATCCAATCTTTCTCTCAATTCCAAAGAGTCTTTGGTTCTGAGATAGTACCAGATGGTTCTGTATCAAACATCGAAAAGGCTTTCAATGGTGGTTCTAAGCTTCGTATTATTCGTGTACTTGGTAAGGGTGCAACCAAAGGTGTAGTATCTGCTGCAACAAGAGCTAAAGCTGCATCTGCTCCTAAGGCTGCTGAAGACGGTTCTCCGGTAGTAGCTTCTGCAACTCCAGAGGAACCCACGGCTTCTACTCTTTTCAAGTTTACTTCTGGTTCAGTTGCTGTTGGCTTTGGTTTGGTAACTAAAGGATATGGAGACCCAGTTGGTAGTGCTGAAACTTTCTCTGTGAATATTTACAAACAGGCTAACACGGTTTACTATCAAGTAATTAGTGCTAATGGCCAGGTACTTGAACAAGGTCCAGTAGTAACCTACAAAACTGCAGATGATAACAATGATACTTCTGTAGATTACCTTGCTCTGAGTGCATTTGCAAAGAACTCAGAATATATCGTTCCGGTATTAACTGAAAAGACAGAGAACATCAAATCTTGGAACAACTTCATCAAATGGTTAACTGATGATGTAGATGGGACAAGAAACCCAATTGATATTAAACTCAATGGTGCTGCTATCACTGCCGATGGAGTAAAATTGAATGGTACAATTGGTAGTGCCGGTAGTACTCCTACGGCAGACGAATGGATTGCTTCTCTGGAATTCGTTAAGGATTATGTAGATGTATATCAAATCTTCTGTTCACACATTGACCAACATCTTGAAGCATCCGCTGATGTACTTAAAGTACACAAGGCTGCCGTAGATATGGTTAAGGAACTGCAAGAATATACCTACTACATTGAAGTACCAAAATATACTACTCACTATACTCAGGGTGACCAACCAAGAGACTTGAAATCAATCATCACTTGGATTCAGACTTGCCTTGGTACTGTAGGTAACAGTAAATATGTTGCTTACTTCGGTGGTGGTATTAAATACTACAATGCCGATGGTAACTTGGTAGACTCCGATGTTCTTGGTACCATTGCAGGATTGGGAGATGCTTCTGCTTCTCAATTCGGACCTTGGAAATCCTTTGCCGGTATGAATCGTGGTATTATCTACGACGGTAATGGTCCGGTATGCCCGAACTATGGTTCTCCTTCAAGAACTAAAGAACTCAACGAATTGGCACAGAATTATGTAAACATAATCTGTATCAAAGATGTTCCTAATCAAGGTAAACAAACTTTGCTATGGCATTGTTTCTCTTCTCAGGTAAAACAGGATTCCGAAAGATTCCTTGCAATTGTAAGATTGAATCTGTATCTCAAAAAGAATCTTAGACCTATTCTAGAAAAGTATTTGGAAGAACCAAATATCTGGAATACTTGGAATAAGATTTATCTAGAAGTTAAACCAATGCTGGATAACTTAGTAGATGAAGATGCTATGTCTGAATACACCTGGATGGGTGACCAAGACGCTAACTCGTACAATGACTTATCGGTTAACAATGAAGCCGATGTTCGTCAAGGTAAATACAAAGCAATCCTGAAATTCAAGGATATCGTTCCGATGCAAGAAATCACTATGGGCATCTATATTGACCAGGCATCCAAGTCCGTATCTGTTCAGGACGTTAACGAATAAAATTAAGAAAACATGGGAGCAAAAGTAAAGAATCCAAGAAAGAAATTCCTTTGGAGTATCACATTCCCTAAGCACCCAATCAATACTTATCTGTTCCAAACTTGTACTTTGCCAGATGTAGAGATTGACCAGGTTGCTCATGGAGACGTTAACCGGGACGTTAAAACTGCCGGTAGAGTTACTGTAGGTAACTTAGTAGTAGGTAAACTTTTAACTACTGCAGGTTCAGATACATGGCTTCATGATTGGCTTTATTCATGCCAAGATATGATTGCTGGTGGAGGTTTGGTACCAAGCCAATACTGGGAAAATGTAATCGTAAATGAACTTGCTGAAGATGGAGTTTCCGTACTTAACACCCACCTCTTCGAAGAGGTATGGCCATGTAAGATTACAGGATTAGACCTGGACAGAATGGCTTCAGAAAACACTATCGAAAGTATCGAATTCTCAGTAGGTACTGTAGATAAGTATTAAAAACGCTTAGTCTATTTTCACTAAGATTTTTAGGTGGGAGGGGTGGGATTCCTAGAAAGGGCTCACCCCTTTCTTGTTGTTACAGCGAACACTATGAACTAAAGTATAACCAAATAACTTATTTAAACATGGAATTAAATTGTAGAACACATGAGTTTATAACCCCATCAGGTTATAAATTCTCAATCAGGGAACAGAATGGTGCAGATGAGGATATCTTATCTAATCCTATGGATGTAAGAAACCTTATGAACCTTACTAAGTTCATTCAGGCAATTGTAGTTGATACCGACTTTACTCCTAATCGTAGATTAACGGTAGAGGATGCAGACCGTATCCCTTTGAATGACAGATACTGTATCTTATTCCAATCAAGAATCTTCTCACTTGGTGATGAAGTAGAATTTGAATATGATTGGGGCCAAGAAGGCGGAGTACAAACTTACGGTCAATCCTTAAGCGAGATGTTATTCGATAACTATGGAGAATTTCCTACAGAAAAGGAATTGGCCGAAAAACCAAACGCTATCCCTTATTATCCAGAACAAGGTAAGCTTACCGATTACGAAGTAACTCTATCTTCAGGTAAGGTAGTTAAATTTGATTTGCTTACTGGTGCAGGAGAAAGAATGTTGGTTACTTTACCAATAGAAAAACAAACTCGTAATGCAGCATTGATTGCAAGGAACTTACATCTTCAGATTGATGGTAAATGGGAAAAGGTAGAAAGCTTCCATTTATTCTCAGTAAGAGACATTGCAGAGATTCGTAAAACAATATTTGAATATGACCCAGTCTTCGATGGTAACACCGATGTAGAACATCCAAGTATACCTGGAAGAATTGATAAATATCCTATAATGCTTTCACCGACTTTTTTCTACCTGACGGAAGCGTAGACCACCCAGGTACATTCACTTATATATGTAGAGCTGAGGTAGCCATTGACTATCTCAGCTTTTTGCGTCTTCCGTATCGAGAAAGGAAAAGATTTAAGGATATAGCCGATGAGTATTATGAAAACTTAAAAAAGAAAACTAGAAAATGATAGACAGAAGAAGCTTAGTCGAGGTCGGTGTTGCAATGGTATTAAGAGACCGATTCTCTAATGAGGCTGGCAGAATATCGAACTCATTTAGAACAATGATGAACGATATGAATACCTGGAATCGGGGTATTCAAATGTCAACTTCTAATGCTTTTGAGTTTGGAAAAGAATTGGTTGGTGGTATGGCAAGGGCCTACCAATATTCTGCAGGAGTATACGACCAAGTATTCTTAGCTTCTAAAATGTCTGGAGCTAATGCTGCTCAACAGGCAAGGCTAATGCAAGTAGCCAAAGAAGTCAATGAGGTAACTCCTCTTACTGCTGCAGATATTGCATCAGGCGAAAGGTACTTGGCAATGGCTGGTAACAATGTAGAGCAAATCGAAAGAATGATTGGCCCTGCAGCTAAGCTAGCTTCTATCTTCAGTATGCCTCTTGGTCAGAAAGGTGGAGTTGCTGACTTGATGACTAACATCATGCAGACCTTTAATATACCTTCACAGAATGCTACTCAGGTAGTAGACCAATTGGCAACTGCAGTAACCTCTGCAAATATTTCTCTAACAGACCTTGCCCAATCTTTCCAATATTCAGGAGCAGAATTTAGAAATGCCAAAATCAGTATGGGTGATGCAGCTGCAGCCATTGGAGTACTTGGTAATCAAGGTATCCAAGCTTCATCAGCTGGTACTGCATTAGCAAACATGATGCGCTATTTAACACTTTCCGTAACCGGGCAGAAAAAGGGAGGCGGTGAGATGCTAAAATCTTTAGGTATAGACCCAGCTTCTCTAGTAGATGCCTCTGGCAATCTTTTGAGATTAGATAAGATTATATCTATATTGGGAGATAAACTTAGAGGTAAACGAGGAATAGATATCTCCTCTGCTCTGTTTAATATCTTTGGAGTTCGTGGTACAAGAGCTGCCTCAGCTTTACTTCAGGATTACTGGACTGGAGCTAATAAGCTTACTGAACTTATGGATAAGGTTGCAGGTGCAAGTGGTACAGTAGAAAATTTAACTCAAGAAAGATTACAAACTCCTGCAGGTATTATCGAACAGTTTAAATCAAACTGGGAGAACTTTATTGTAACTGCAGGTTCTACACTTGCCGAAGTTTTTAGCCCAGTACTTAAATTAGGTTCTGGTATCCTAAAGATTATTAACAGTATGCAAGAAACTTGGGCAGGTAAATTCTTGGTAAAGGTAGTTGCAACTGGTGCAGTAGTAGGTACTCTATATCAGGGATTTAAGTTTATTCAGGGTACTATCAAGATGATTAGTACCTTCCAGGCTTTAGCTACTTCAGAAACTAATGGTATGGCAGAAGGTATGGTAAGAACTAATGTTCAAGCTTCAATCCTTGAAGGTCACATGAGAAATATCTCAGCAATGATGATGAGAATGACTGCTATGCAAATGGCTCCAGGTAAATTCTTTGCATTGCCCATGGGAGGTGCTATAGGTAAAACCAAGAAAGGTACTGTAGTAGCAAGAGATGCAAGAGGAAGATTTACTTCAATGAGTACACTTGCAGGTATGGGAGTTGGTACAGCAATAGGTTCTAATGTAACTAAAACTGCAGGCCAACAGATTGCTAAGAAAGGTGCTATGGGGTTTGGTGCTAGATTACTTGGTGGTAGACTTTTAGGATTCTTAGGTGGGCCTTGGGGACTACTAGCTTCTATAGCTATCCCTGCATTGATAGAAGTAATCGGTGGTCTTACAAGTTCTGTAGATAATAACACTGCTGCATTAAACTCAGAAGAAACCAAAGCTTCTATTCAAGACAGAAACCAACAAGCATTTATTGATGCAGTTAGAGGTGCAATCAGAGATGGATTCAAGGATTCAAGAATTAATATATCAGTAGATGGAAACGAAGCTGGAGACTTTGCTCCTGGTGGTCAACAGGATTTTACTGGTATATCTTTAGGATTAAACTAAACAATCATGGCAAGAATATTAAATCAAATAGCAGGTGGGGTTGTTGAAAAATACAATGACCTCACCAGAGATTCTGCAGGAGTTCTTACTGGTCCTCTGAATAAGCTTTGGAGAGCAAGAATTTATCTCAATAGAGCAACTTCTACATTGCCTAAAGATACTGCAGATAAAGGGAAGGTATATGACCCTAATAACCCATTTGGACCAAGAGCTAGTTCAAAGAATCCTAAGTTAAACCAAAGGATTCAGAATCAATATCGAATGGAATTAAAACATCAAGTAGAAGGTGGAGTTCCATTCGGATATGAAGAAATGGACCCAGCTAAAGGTCAGAGTGTTACAAAGAATAAAGAACTTTTCTTAGTAATGCCTGAGGTAAGAAGTATGAATCAAGTAGTGATTTATAATCTTACTGCTAGCCCATATCAATATATCACTCTTCAGAATAGACCACCTTCAATTGATTTTCGAGGAGAAACTACTTGGGCAACGATTAAATCTATGGGACGTAATACTCCTATGTATCACTTTACGGGTAGTGAGGATATAATTCAATTCAATGTATCTTGGTTCTGTAATGACCCTGATAATCCAAAAGAGGTAATTACTAAATGCCGACTATTGGAAATGTGGACTAAGGCAAACGCTTATCAGGCAAGTCCTCCGATTCTAAAAATCGAATGGGGCAGTTCTGGTATATTTGATAATCATCAATACATTCTTACATCTGCAACTTATACTCTGAATAACTTTAGGAATGCCTCAAGGACCAGAGTAGCAGGTAAGTCAAGTACAATCGAGGATTTAAAGTTATTGCCTGCAGCTGCAACTCAGGAATTAATCTTCAAAAGGGTAAGTGCTTATAACTTATCTTATCAAGATATTGTAACTGAAGAAGATTTAAAGAATACAAAAGGAATACAGATATGATAGACTTAAATCAATACCTAACAGGAGCAAGTCCCTATGATGGAGCCATTGCTCTTAAGTATGATGAGGGAGATTATTCATTAGAGGTAACTCCTCCAAACGTTCCTTACACTGATAACGATAAACAACATACTGTATTGGATGGAGAAACTATACAGAATATTGCCTATCGTTATTATGGTGATTCTGGTAAGTGGTACCTGATTGCCGAAGCTAATAATATCTTGAACCCTTTTCAAGAATTAGAACCTTATCAAATTTTAAGAATACCAATGTATGGCTGAAATTAGAAAACCTAACCAACCAATACTTTATAATGGAACAGCAACACCTTATATGGCTCTGTTCAATTCTGGAGGTATGCCAGTAATGAATCCCATTACTGGCATACCTCTTGGCGCTTATATAAGTAATTGGAGCTACAAATATGATGAGGAGAAAGAGAACTTAGCTACCATTACATTTGATACTGGAGACCCAGATACGGTAGATATCGAAGACCTCCAGGAAAGCTCGATTATTTATCTTCAGTGGGGATACATATACCCTGATGGTCAATTTATCTCTAGCCCAGTACGCAGTATTAAGGTTAGAGATTTGGATTGTGTATTCGATTCCACTGGCACTCATGTGACGATTAAGTGTATAGATACAGTTGGAGATTTAAGATTCCAACCACCTTACACTCATTCAGATTTATCGGAATACAGTTTATCCAACTTTTTGGATAATGGATGTAACAATGATATAGGCGTAATCATAGAAATATTTCAGTAATGGCTAAACAAGTAATAAGTAATAAAGTTTACGAGTCACTACAGGTCCCGACAGAACAAAGTCGAAATACTACTGGAAAGATACTTTACGCTAACAGGTTTAGTGGAGTAGCTCAAGTAGCTATGCCAAGTGATTTAAAGTCTCTGATAGATAGTGACTTAGGGTTAATAGGGAATAACATCTTAGTTCAATTAGAACAAAAGATGAAAGGGTATGCAAATGGTCCTTGGTATATTGATTCTAGGGATGGTGTAATATACATACACAATCGTAAGTTTACTCAAGAACCCGAATATACTTACATATACCAACAAGAAAATGGTGAGGTACTTAGAGTATCTTTCATTATGCAAAAGATAACTAAAAGGGTAAAAGCTCAATTAACTCAAACAATAGACCCAGAAGATAAGGGTTTAGTTGTAGGTTCTACGGATACTACAGAACCTGAAAGAGAGAAAGAAGAGATATCTTTATTCAAACCCCTTAAATCTCCCCAAGATAATACAGAAGTAGTACCTTCATGGGATTATAGAACTGGACAGAATTTTGGGTTAGGACATCCTCATCCCATTACTGTATCTCCAGAAATAATAGCTAGTCATAAACAGTATGAAGCTAAAGTAAAAAAATCTAGTTCTGCAATAAAAGAGTACGGTTCTCAGAAACCTTACGTTGCATATAATGCAGGTAAACAAGAAGCATTGGATAACTTAAGTACTGAGCAATATCGTGAGGCAATTAATACTGCTGTAAATAATCTACCGAACGATAAGAAAAGGGTTATCCAGGAAATCTTAAAGAACTCAAAGAACGGTAAAGAGTTAGAAAGTAATCTTAGGCAATTACTAGAAAACGAAAGATACTTATTTACTGGAGAATACAAAATGGAATACCTTGCAGAAGAATGGGTAGACCCAAGAGAATATGACCCAGAAGGTATGACACCTCTTTATATGATTGATCTTAGAGATACTCAGGGTAATAAATATAGGATTGCTTCAGCTAATGAGCAATCTCAGAGAGGTATATCTGCTTTAGAAAAAGACCCATGTATTATGGTATACCCAGATACCTATGAATTAAAATACTCTGGTGATGGAGTTACTACTCCTACGATGACTAGAAAGGTTAAAGCCAGGGTTAAGATACGAAGAATGAAGAAGGTACCTTTCTTAGTACCCATTTATAAATTGTATCATAATCTTTTTGGCCGATATGGTGGAGCAGATAAGGTTACTTGGGCAATGAATGCTAATGCTAATGGTGGCCTTAAGATATCCGAAAGAAAATTAGTATGTCAGATGACTGTAGTCGGTAGACCTTCATTACAATCTTCTCAAGTAATATACTTGGATAATGTTGGAAAAAGGTGGTCAGGTTTTTGGTATATTAAATCTGTACAACATTCAATGGATGCTGGTCAAGGTTATCTTTGTACTCTTGATTTGATTAAGAACAATGCAAGAGATGGACAAACTACATCTATGACTCAACTTAGTACTCAGGATATTGTAAGTAATGATGCTAAGGATTCTGCTAAAACTGATTTTGGTAAGAACAAAAAGAATACTGCTAATGCTTCTGATATTGTACATGATTTTACCTATAATGAAGTAGTATACTTTGTAGAAAGGTTTATGGATGATAAGGGTAGAATTATTGATAAGAAAGGTGCAGGAGAGTTCTTACAGAATAAGTTCTATTATGACGAGATAAATGCTAAAGACCCAAAAGCTCTTGCTGCAGGTACCGTTCGTACAGAAGGCACAGTAGTAACTTCCAACGGTACTGCACTCTATGGTAAAACTAATGTCATAAAGGCAGACCAATCAAAGGTTACTCCTTCTATGAAAGAAAGGTATAACTTCGATGAGTTTAATTGGGCAATGAAAGCTTATGAACGATATAAATCCAACAAGAAATAATGTACTCAACAGCTAGATTACTAACAGAAGAGGGTATCGAAGGTTTAGGTAGATACTACTCTATCTACCGTGGCATAGTGGTAGATAATAATGATACGGAGAAACATATGAACCGTATTAAAGTATGCTGTCCTGAAGTCATGGGTGGAATCATTACATGGGCTTTTCCTAAAGGCCAACATGGTTCTATCAATAACGGATTCAAGTACTTAGCTCCTAAAGTTGGAGATATAGTATTTGTTACATTCGAATTTGGAGACCCAACTAAACCTCTATGGGAATATCATGGTTGGGGATTACAACAAGTACCAGACCCCTTGGATGGTCCCAATAAAATGGGAATCATTACTCCAGAAGGAAATTTAATGGTACTAGATGATGATAATGGAAAGCTAACTGTTTATATAAATGGTGATGTAGGCCTTGCTGCTAGAGGGAACATTTCTATTCAAGCACAAGGTGATGTAAGCGTAGGTTCTGGAGATACAGTAATCTTAAATAAGGGGGAGAATCAAGGAGTAGTTAATATTAAAGAACTAACCGAGAAACTCAATAATACCATTAAAGAACTGGAAACTCTAAGAGCTCTATTCAATTCTCATGTACACTCTGGTGTAACTACTGGACCAGGTTCTTCAGGTCCTACTGTAACTCAAGCAAGTCAACCGTTCTCTACTTTCAAACAAGAAGATTATGAGGACACTAAATGTATACACTAATGGATAACTATCTTACTAACATCGTTGGAAAGGGTATGATATTCCCTATTCAACTTACGAGAAATGAAAAGGGTGAAACCGGTTGGTATCCCGTTAATGGTGATATGGCTTTGGTAAGAAATAATATAAGCTCTATAATGTATTATTTAATAGGACAACGATTTCGACAGGAAAACTTTGGGAATCGCCTATGGGAATGTATAGAGGAGCCAAATACACAAGCCCTAAGTTTTATTATTAAAGAGTTTATTAAAAGCTCAATTGGTGCATGGGAACAAAGGATTACCTTTAAAGGTATTACCGTTTCTAGACAAGGTGCTAAAATAAACATAGAAGTTCATTATGTAGTTAATGAAACTTCTACTAGTCAGTACCTGTACCTGACCTACGATAAAAATGAAAATTCATTAAACTCTTATTAATATGGGAATCACTAATAAATGGCTCAACCCTTATCAGAGGTCTTACCAACAGATCAAGGCCAAGCTGATAGAATCACTTACGAATATCAAAGACAAAGATGGCAATGTACTCGTAACTGATTACTCGGAAGGAAATATCTTAATCATTATCCTTTCATTATTTGCGGCAATTGCCGAAGTTCTTCACTACTACATTGATAATATGGCAAGGGAATCATTCTTGCCTACTGCTCGTAAATACAGTTCAGTAGTTAAGCATGGTGCTTTGGTAGATTATCATGCAAGAGGTGCTATTGCAGCATCAGTAGATTTGGTAGTATCTCGAGATGTATCTGGAGATTCTATTGGTGCTAAGTTAACTATACCTTCTGGAACTTTATTCACAGACTCTAATGGTAACAAATGGCTATCATCTAGAGACGTAACTTGGTATGCTAATGTAACTACTTGTAAAGTTCCAGTTGTACAACACGAATTATATACGGAAAGCCAGATAAATGGTATGGTTATACCTTCAGATGAAAGGGTAACTATTACTCTTGGTACACTACCTAATGGTAAGTATTACGAACATGGAACTATTAGTATGAAGATTGGTGGAGAATCTTGGGTATTGGTAAACACCTTTGCTTATTCAAAACCAACCGATAAACATTTCATGGTTACCATGGATGAAGCTTTAAACCCTTATATCTTATTTGGTGATGGTAAATATGGACAGAAGCCAGCAGCTAATGCCAAAATATCTGAAGTTAAGTTCTACCTTACTACGGGTATCAATGGTAATGTAAAATCTGGTATGATTACTTCTGTACCTTCAGTTATATCTTCATCAGTAACGGATGCTACAGTATCTAATACTTATGCTGCAGGTGGAGGTTCATCATACGAAAATTTCAATATGCTTAAGGAACATATACCTTTGAGTGTAAAAACTATGGGAGTTGCTATTACCAAACAAGATTTCATAGACTTAGCTAAACTAGTTGATGGAGTTAGTAAGGCAAAGGCAGAATATGAATGTGGTAGAAAACTAATCGTTTATATATCTCCAGATAATGGTGCTACTGCTGACTCCAATCTTATTCAAAAGGTATATGATGTATTACATCAGAACTCACCACTTACCACTTGGTTAACAGTTAAGTCTGCAGGTAAGGTAAACATTATCTTGGATGTAGAAGTTACAGGGAAGAAGTCTTATAAGACATCGGAAATACAATCTCAGATTCTAAGTGCATTATTTAATGCTTATTCTCCGGAAGCCTCAGACATTGGTGGCAGCGTAAGAATCTCTGATATCTATGCACTTATAGATAATCTTGAATCGGTAGATTATTTACACTTGAAGAAGTTTTATACTAAACCCTGGCCTACTACAGTATATGGTAACAAAGAATTAATCCTTGGTCAATTCCAATTGGATGAAGCTAATGGTAGTATGTCTTATTTTATCTCTTTCTCTTCAGGTACTCAATTTACAGTACGTTCAGTTAAAGGAGGTTTTTCTTATGATGGTCAAGTAGGTAAGACTACACAGATTAGGGATACTATAAATGGCTTTATCTTTGCCCTTGATATCCAGGACAATGGTTATCAATCAGGATTCAGATATACTATAACCATTGCAGAACCAAACAAAGATTACACAGACCCAGGTTATAACATCCCGGTATTCGAAGACTCAAGTCAGTTAACACTTAAAGTAAACGAAATAGTATGATAAATCTTAAAAACCTAATTGATTTTTTACCTTTCGAATTTAAAGAGCAAGATACTTATAAAGTCGACGGTAAGGGCATATTAGAAAGATTTCTAGAAATTTGTGGTAACTATTTCCAAGAAGATATAACTAAAGATATTGATAATATTCTAGATATAATCGATATCGATAAAACTCAGCAGAGGTATTTAAACTACCTCTGGGAGTTCTTGGGAGCATTGCCCTTTGCTAGAACTGGAGAACATAAAGGAGTTCCCAACTTAAGTGATGAACAGATTCGAACTATCTTAAAGTATTCAATTTCATTATTTAAGATTCGTGGCTCAAGAAAGTTCTTCGAAATTCTTTTCAATATGTATGGGTTAACATGTACAATTACAGACCCAACAGATGGAGCAATGGATAAATGGGAAAAGGTAGACCCCTTATATGATACAGACTATTCTCAGTACGACAAATATAATTATGATAAGATTTATGGTTGTGCTCAATGTATAGAAGTAGGTATTTCTATAAGTGGTCATGGCTTTACTTCTCCTACTCCAGAGTTCAAGTCTTTCAAACAATCAATAGATAAGTTGTTCGATAGATTCTTGCCTTATAATGTATCTGGGAAGATTGCCTATGGATTTGACTTAGCCTATAATTATAAGATTGTAGCTGAGCCACTTATCAGTCCTGCAAAGATTGTAACCGGGCATATAACTGAAGTACCTATCAGAGTAACAGTTACATCAGATTATGATGATGATGCTGATTTAAGATACCAGGTAACTGGGTATGACCCATCGGAGAACAAATGGAGTTCAAAGAAATATGAAAGTGGTTCTATCTTCTATGCAAGAAAAGGTAACCAAAGATATTATTTCAGGAGCGTAGGAGATAATTCAGTAACTACCTATGTAGATATAGGTTTAGAATACTACACTAAATCTTATCATATCTATGCTGACATAGTTGAGGGAGGAACAGACCCAGATAACTTGGTAATTACTGGTACTAATCCCGTAATCAAAGTAAAGGTAACTGCTAATATGAATTATCAGGGCAATATTAAACCCATATCTGTACAGTTACTTAATACTTATGAAACTAAGGATTCTGGTTCTATTTGGGAAATAACTTCTGCTGGTACTTATGAATGGGTTATTGCAGACTTCCCAGCAAAGAAAGTAACCTTAACAGTAACTGCTATTGCTACTAACTACACAGTACTCTGTGAACCTCGAAATATAAATCTTACCAATGGTGAGAAATCTTTAATAACCATACGTTCTTCAGACCCTAATGAAGATACTAGCCAACTGATTGCAGTATGTATTTCAGACCCAGGTATCTTAGTTCGTAATGGTCAAAGATGGGCACCAACTACTACTGGCACATTCCAATTCAGATGTACCAAAGATGATTCTGGTAATACAAGTAATTATGGTACTGTAGTAGCTTATAGACTAGGTTATACAATTACCTATGATATAGGTGTATCTAATAAACGATTAAACCTAAATGCCCAAGGTTCTGCCTCAGTTAATCTTTGGGTTACATCTGGTATTTATTATTCTACTTTTGAAAGTGCAAACTTAGGTTATTATTTTAATACCGAAGTAACAATCTACAAAAAGAATACTCAGGGTACTTGGGTAAAATTGGGAACTACAAAATTAACTGACCGTTATGTAGTTGGTCCTGATTTCTATTATGGTAGAAATACAGAATACCAATTCAATGAAGCTGGTAGTTATAAATTTGAATCTGTAGGGGATGCCAGTAAGTCTGTAGAAGTAGAAGTACTTAATTATGTACCAGCTCCTCAATCATACTTATGGTTAGAACCCTTGAATGAAGATGATGAGAATTGGTATGAATTAGAATCTTACTCAGAAGAAGCAGAAGATGCAGGGAAGTATATCAAGGCAGGATATCAATTAACTAAATCTAAGAACTGTCAATTCTATTTACGTTGGGGAGACGGTGGTTCTGTTATAACTGGTATAATTCTTGATGGTTTTTCTGAAACCTATGATTCAAATATTCTTATTACTATGGATAAAGCAGGTAATTATGAATTTTACTATCAAGGCTCCGTAGTTAATCTTACAGTTAAAGATGTTATACCTAAGTATACATTAACCTGTAATCCAGTAAGTGCAGAATTAAGTAAGGATATACAAGAAGTATCTACTATCGTAACCTGTACTTCAGATACTGGAGAAGTTTCAGATATTGTATATGAGACAGCTCCAGATGTAGTTCATCCAAGCCCTTATCAATTCTTCACTAATCTGCCAGGTAAACATACTTTCTATGTGAAAGCTAATCCTGCAGTTAAAGTAGTATTCATCGTAAATCTGTTGGATGTAGTTGATAAGACAGAACTTACTTGGGAATCCAATGATATTTCGGAACAAGGTATTAATATATTAGTTCCGGAAGGAACAGAATGGTCACTTAAAATAGAATAAACAAAATGGAAAGCAGCTCTTTTAACACACTATTTAAAACTGGTATCATTGGATTTACTTCTGAATGTTATGCCATTATCTTTGATTTAAGGTGGATGATTTTATTAGCCTTTGTACTAATCCTTGCAGACTTCTGGTTTGGCATATCTGCAAGTAGGGCAAAGAAGATTGAAATAAGAAAATCTAGAGCCGGGAGAAGAACTCTTAATAAAATCATTGATTATCTGTGTTACATCTTACTGGGTGCCGTAATAGGTAAAGCCATCGGAGAACCTTACGGATTAAATCCAATAACAGTATCTATAACGGTAATGGTATTATGTTACTGTTTTGAGATAGATAGTATTTATAATCATATCTGTACTTTACATGGTGTAGAAAAGAAGTACAGTATCTGGTCTATCTTTTGGAAATTGATAACCTTCAAGTTCAAGGCTGTAGGAGAGGCTTTCCAAGATATGAAAAACCAATCGAAAGAATATAAGAGTAATAACAATAACGAAGATACATTATGAAAACGTATTTTGATTATGAAGGTATAATAAAGTCTAAGGATGCAGCTGAAGCAATAGCTGCACCCATAGGTATGGGTCCATTTTGTGGATTTGGCTCAGCAACGATTGTAAACAATGCAATCACTCTCTTACCTAATGGAGAACCTACATCTCCTGCATATCAAGCAATGAAGGACAGAATCCTTTCAAGATATATGACTAAGGCTGTAGATTCTGGTGAAGGACCCGATACAAACTTTGGTTGTATAGCAAGAGATGGTACAATCTACATTTCTGATAGTGCTAATATTAGTATACCTAATATTGAAGGCTCAAAGGGTTCTAATGAGGATGTAATTGTATTTGCTTATCATACACCCTTAGAAGAACCAGTACAGAACCCAGTACAGTTCAGGGCTTTCTGGAACGAGTCTAATTCGTTCTATTCTCTGTACAAGAGATCTGTAGACCCACTATATCCAACACCTAAGGATACTAGAAACTTATCAAAAACAAACGTACTAGAAGATAATGAATTATCATATGAGTCTCTAGTGAATAGAGCTATGGCTTCAGTATCTCAAGGTTTGGTAGACAAATCCTCAATGGTATTGATTGGTATATATGGTCAAGGTACCAACTCAATGGATAACACAGTAGAGAAATATTCTATTGTTCCCTATGCAGGGAAGTTTCCCCAACCAGTAGAATATAATACTGCTATCCATGGAATGCAACAAGCAAATATAGAAACTCTCTTACGACTATTGCAAGGATTCCCTAATTTTGATATCAAGGCTTACATTGATGAAAAGCTTGGTGGTATGGCAGGAGCCAATATACCAAGAGGATTAATTGCAATGTGGAATGGAGTTTCCGTACCAGAAGGCTGGGCTTTATGTAATGGTCAGATTGTAGAAGACTTACAGACACCCGACTTATCAGGTAAATTCATTGTAGGTTGGTCATCCGGTAATGAAGATTATAATTTGATTGGTAATACTGGTGGCCAAGAGAAAGTAACTCTTTCTACTCAGGAGATACCTTCTCACGTTCACAACTTTGCAGATGCTTACTTTATTGAGGCTTACGATGGTATCGGTATTAATGGTAGTCAGTGGATTGGTAATAACCTTTATGGTAGTAGTAAAACCGATAGGGATAATTCTTATGTAGCACTTTGGGACCATGATACCCGAGCTGCAGGTGGAGGTCAACCTCATGAGAATAGACCACCGTACTACGTACTGGCATATATTATAAAACTATAATAATATGTCTTAACTACTTATATTGTTGACAAAGAACTTTTAATTTATGATGTTGAGAAAGGGGCGTTGGGAAACGCTCCTTTTCTTTTGTGTTAGTAGTGAAGTTCTTCTTTAGCTTTTTCTTCCCAATATAGGATATCCTGTTTGAGTTCTCCTATGTATTTAACGGACTTCTTAGTTCTAGGCATATCAAAGAACTCAACCAACATTATATTGGTGATTCTTTCTCCATCCTTAATTCGTTCTTTAATATAAGGAGGTGGAGTAAGTAATACTTCAAATACCATATAAGCATCGGGAGATAACTTCTCTTTCATATAATTATATAATAATTCAAGCATTTCTTCCTTAGCCTTAACTTCTTCATCGTCATCCTCTAACTCTTTATCATTATCAAATAAGTCTTCAAGTTTGAATAGGTTCTGATTGTATTCTGCAATCTCTCCATAAGCAAATCGAAGAAGCTTATTCTTAAATGTAGCAAGAGAAGAAAGGATTCTTGCTTTAAGATGTTCTTCACTACAAGTACCGTAGTACTTATTAAAAACAAATAACATTTTATCCCAGAAATAAGAAGATATTATATCTGGAGTAAGGTTAAACCTTTTGTAATCAATCTGTTTGGTAAGGTTCCGAATAACTGGCTTACAAACTTTGTATAACCGATTAAACATTGCTTCATCATAATCCTGCATGGGTTTTAATCTATGAAGCTCTGAACCATTGTTTCCATTACATTTCCTCATATTCTTTAAGTATTTCGTTATGCAAATATAATAAATATATTTTATATAATATAAGAATATCAAAAAATTTCACCGAGCGGCTGAGGATAAGAAGACTAGATATTGTGGACATGAGTTCAGAACTACATGAGGACTATCAAAATCTATTAGTATATAATATTGCAATATAATAATGTATGAAAAAGAATAAAATTAAATTTAGTTTTGCACCTGACTTTCAGTTAGAGATTCTCAGGTTCATTATTCAAGATAAGGAAGGAGGTTTAGTACTAAGCAGAATAAAACCAAGCTACTTAGTACTTATCGAACATTCCTTAATTTGTGAGGGTATACTTAAATACTTCAAGAAGCAAAGAAAGATACCCTCACAGAATGTCCTTAAACAAGTACTCAGAGAAATGCTAGAATCTAAAAACTATGTTGACCTGGTTACTAAGGATGATATCCCAAACATCGAGAAGGTTATCAAAAATCTTTATTCAATTCAATTATCTGATTCAGAATATATTAAAGAGAAAATCTATCAGTTCTCTACTTATGTTGAAATGAAGAACTTAAATGATTCATTCGACTTAGATAACTTTGAACAGTACGAAGAATATTCTAGAAAGGTAGAGAAGGTTTTACAAAGAAGTAGACCTAAACAGGAGGATGAACCTTTATTCATGATTCGAGATGTTACTGAACGTCAATTTAAAAGGCAGGCAGAACCCTCAGTAGTACCATGCCCATTTAGGCAACTAAACGATTTAACCAATGCGGGAGGATTCCCAGGTGCATCAATCAATGTAATCTTGGATAAACCTAAAGCAAAGAAAACATTCTTCATGGTTAACCTTGCAAGAGGTTACCTTAGAATGAAGAAGTCAGTTTATTATGTGGATACAGAAAATGGTCAAGAACAAATCATGGACCGTTTCATTCAATCCAGTATCAATAAAACTAAGAAGGAATTATATACTGGAGATTATGATAAACTCGAGGCTAAGCATTTAAGAAAACTTGCAAGGTTTGGAGTTGAATTAATCGTTGAAAGAGTACCTGCATTAATTACTGACTGCAATTATATAAGGGAGAAGATACTTACTCTTAGGAGCCAAGGGATTGATATTAAGGTATTGATGGTTGACTATGCAGGGAAGCTTGCTTCTATTGCAAAGGATAAAGAGGATTTTGATAGAATCTCAAATGTATATATTGACTTACAGAATCTTGCTGAGGATTTGCATTTAGATGTTGTATGGACTGCTCATCATATTACTCGTGAAGGTAAGAAACACCAAGCAACTAAATATGATGAGAACGATATATCTGGTTCTATTGCCATTGTACGTAATGCTCAATTCATTATGGGTCTTAACAGTACAGAGCAAGAAGAGAAAGATAATATCCTTCGTTCAGAGATTGTAGTACAAAGGGATGGTCTTCCTTCTGGTAGAGCCTTATTTAGGTGTGATGTAGAAAGGCAAAGATGTACAGAGTTTACTAAAGAACAAAGAAAGAATTATGATGAAGTATATGGTAAGAAACTTGAAGAATCTTTTAAGAAAGGTAATCCTGATGCTGATTCCAAGAAAAGGGAAAGGACAACTGGAGATATATAAATGCAAACTCGGTATTCATGATTGGGTAACCGAGCATTGGTGGGAAACCCTACAGAAACCTCGAAGAGCTATATTTTCACACAAAGGAGGTAGAAAGAGGGCTCAGTATTATAATAAGTATTGTACGAGAACCTATTGTAGAATCTGTGGTAAAAAGAAAAAGAGGAATGAGAACTAAAAATGTAGAAGTAGTAAAAGACAGATGGACTGATGGATTAGCTTTAGAAATATCTCATAATGGTTGGCAAACAACTTCTATCAGTAACTTAGATGTTGAGGATTTGAAAAGAATCCGAAAGGTAATTCGTAAAGCAATTAGAGACCATGAAAATAACAATAACAAGAGACGGTAATGTATTTAAAGATAATATCTTACTAAAACCCAGATTAATTAGAGGGTATTTAAAAGTCAAGATAGAAGGTTCGACTTATTCAGTACATAGATTAGTAGCTATGACTTATATACCTAATCCCAAGAATAAACCCTGTGTGTGTCACAAAGATAATGATAGGACTAATAATCGGGTAGAGAATTTATATTGGGGTACTTATAAAGAAAATACCCAACAGTGTATTCAAGATGGTAGATTTAAACCAGGAGGTCGAGATATACTTGACGAATTTAGTATCAACTGTTTACTTTATGAGTATAATCTTGGTAAACCCCGGTCGATTCTTAAAAAGAAATTTGGGATTTCTGATTCAGCTATTACTCGTATTATAAATTTAAAGAGTAAACCTAAGTTTGGAAATTATAAGTTTAAAGCTATATACCAAGACATTATGAATGATTATCAAGAAGGTATGTTAGTTAGAGATATATGTAACAAATATTCTATAGGGCATACCACTTTAAATAATTACTTACGTAGGTTAAATATAGTTAGGCATAGATGAAAATTACTAATAAATTTAAATCCCAGTTAAAAACCTATTTTATCAAGAGGTTAGGTGCTTTTGAATATCGAAGAGGCTGGATGAAACTCCCAGTATGCCCATACTGTCATAGGGAATTAAAAATGGGAGTTAACTTATCAATGTATAGAACCAATTGCTTTAGATGTAATGAACATCCGAATCCTTCTCAATTGGTTATGGATATAGAAGGATTCGATACATACCATGAACTAATTAATTTCTTAAATAGTGGAAAATTTGATGAGCTTGAATTTCACGAAGAAAAGGTTGAACTTGCAGAAGCTAAGCCTTTGTATCTACCCGAAGGATTCAGAATCCTTAACCTTGGCCAGTCACAAGTTGCAAAAAGCATTAGAGGATATGTCAAGAGCCGTGGCTTTGTCATCTCTGAGTTGTCTAAGCATGGAATTGGCTATGCGACAAAGGGGGCTTACTTTGGGTACCTCATTATACCCTTTTATTACAGAGGACAACTTAGATATTATAACGCGAGAAATGTTATCGGGCAAGGTCCTCGGTATAACAACCCTAACAAAGATATCACAGGAGTTGGCAAAGAATTTATCATATTTAATTATGATGCGTTGGAGATGTATAGGTCGGTATACATCTGTGAAGGTGCACTCAATGCCCTTACTATTGGAGATAGAGGAATTGCCACAATGGGTAAAGCTATATCTGGATATCAAGTCAATGAATTACTTAAATCCTCATGCGAAAGATTTATTATATTGCTGGACCCAGACGCCAAGAAATACGCAATCAATCTTGCGCTCAAACTTGTTGCCTATAAAAAAGTCAAGGTGGTGTTTTTACCAGAAGGAAAAGATGTAAACGATTTAGGGAGAAAGGAAACTCTTAGGTTAGTATATCAAACAAGGTATCAAAGTTATCAAGATTTAATTCAAATCCGAAACTCTTTGGAGTAAGGATTACCTATTATATTATATAACTTAAAATATTAATGATATGATGAAGATAATCGATTATGTAGTTAAGACTTCAATAGTTTTGGCTGCTCTTTTAATTATGGGATATTTCTTCCCAGTTGTAAGTTGGTTTGAAAAACCCCAACCAAGGAAGAATATGGTTTTCAGATGTGAGATGGTTGATGGTAAAGTTAGGGATTATACTTTAAACTTACCCGAAAATGTTACTTGGTATGTAGGTACCAATAGAGGTTCATATTATGTATCATTTGGTTCTCCCACTAAAAACCTTTATGGGAAGAAATGCCCAATAGATAATAACGAGGGTTGTATTAATGGTGTTTTAGTTTGTAATAGAGTAAAATGAGAGAACCCAGTATTCACATTACTAAGTCTCAATTTGAGGAAATATTAAATACCTTAGAGGTAGATAACTTCCCAGTTGAGGCTTTTTTTGTTATTGCACGAAAAGAGGCAATAAATACTAGAGCAGTGGTTGTTTCTAATAAAGGGACAACTAAGAAAGTAACTAATATATTACTAGCATCTAAGGGTAATGCTTCCCTTGTTGCCGATATATTATATGCTACTCGTATAAAGCTTAAGCATAGAGGAGTTCGTAAAATAAACGAAAGTAATACAAGGGAATGGGCTTTATGTAAAAAGCTTGCTGAGATATGTAATACCTTTTGTGAGGATTTTAAATTTGATACTCGGGAAGGATTTATTAAATACATTGAGACTGGTTTAAAGAGGATGACAGATTATCGTAATGTTATGCAAAGGTTAATATCCATGCAGGATAACATTACTAATCAAACAGAAGCTGAGATTAAATTACAGTCAGCAGATTTAGAACTCACTGCTAAGGTACATGATTACTTTGTAAGTAAGATTGCTAAAGCAACTGGTATATATGAATCATATGAAAAGAATCCTGAAAAGTATGTTCACTTTGCTTATGTAGCAGCATTCTTAGAGGAAGAAGGTTGGGATTATAAGGATTTCATAGATGCTCAGTTTGAATCTCTAGCATGGTGTAATGGTCTACCCGATATTGCTCAATTATATACTGATAAAGCAGTAGAAAGGTATAATAAGTATTTATATAAAAATAAGAATAAAAAATCCTTAGAGGAACCTCAAGTTGAGGGCTCTCTCTGGGATAAGATTAATAATTAAAACATAACGTTATGAAAGCTTTAAAATTTTTAGGTAACAGAGTAGAGGATGCAGCTAATGCTTTTATTGATGTCCTCAAGTATTCGGACCAGTCGGTAGACTATCCAGATTTCAAGGATATCGAACCTTGGCCAGATGAAATTGTTGATATGTTTAAAGATGCACTAAAGGATAAACCTTTTTCCGAGATTAGTGCTATCTTGATGTATACCCAACAGTCATCAAGGTTTGACCCAATTGCAGAGTTAATGCTTGGTATTGGTTTGGTAGAAATGAGACATTATGACAAGTTATCGGATTTCTTACAGAAAGCAGACCCTCATGAACAGGATTCTGTTATGGATATCTATCCTAAAGTGGAAATAGGTTTTTCTCCTGAAAGTGCTTTGAAGATTGCCTGGAACTCTGAGATAGAGACCATTGGCAATTATAAAAAGATTATGAATAATCTAGCCTTGTATAGTGAACGTGCTGATTATGATGATGTGATGTATTTGTTGAATAAACTGATTGCTGATGAAGAACATCACATTAAACTCATCAAGGAAGCTATGGGAGTAGATGATACCAAGAAAGGTGTAACTGTAATTATCAAATGAGTAGGATAATCATACAGAATGGGAATATGTGCGAACTGGACTTACCTCTTAAGTTCGCACAGAAACTCTATGCAGAGTTTGCCATTCGTCATCCAAATGCTTTCTACTTACGTACAAGGCAAAGAGGTATGCAGAACTGGGACGGCAAGATTCATTACATTAACAAGCATGGTGAATTTAAAATAGGTTTACTTCCAGCAGTATATGAAAAGTGTACTGAGTACGGAATTAAACCTAAAGTTGTAGATATGCGACAACCTTTACCTAAAGTCAGTAAAGTTGTTACGAAGATAGGAGAATATAAATTAAGACCAGAACAAGAGAAGGCTGTTAAAGCAGTAATCAATAATAAGGTAGGTAAAGTACCTTTTCAAATTGGGGTTTTAGATTACACCGTTAATGCAGGTAAAACTCTTATCATGTCGTCTCTTTATTTATCCTATAAGAAGCAGTTAAAGACTTTGCTAATAACTAATGACTCTGACTGGTTGAATCAAGCTAGAGATGAATTTAAGAAATACCTACCAGGAGAACAGATTACATTTGTTCAAGGTAAAGTATTAAATTGGAGTAACTTTACAATTGGCATGGTTCAATCTATTTCTCGTAACATGAGATTCTATCAGAATGAATTAGCAAAGGTAGATATGGTTTTGGTAGATGAGGCTGACCAAGCAGGTAGTAAGCAATATCAAAATGTACTTACTCGTTTATTTAATACCAGAGTTCGTATAGGATTATCTGGTACCATTTATATGAGTAAGCTTGCAAAAGACAAAGTAAAGAATATGAATCTTGAAGTATTCTTTGGTAAAGTACTTGCAGAGTTTAAACTTAAGGACTCTATCAAGAAAGGTTATTCAACTCGTACAATCGTAAAGATGGTACCAAGTAAACCTTGGTATGGTAATTGGGAATCAGAAGAAGTATCTTATAAAGAAGTATATGATGATTCTATTACCTTCAATAAATATGCCAGAAAGATGGTTTATGACAGACTTAAATGGAATATTAAACAAGGTAGATATCCTGCACTCGTAGTATGTAAATTTATTGCACACTGTGAGAAATTATGCAAATACTTTAAAAAGAAGCTAGGAAGCAAATATAATATTGCCTGTGTGCATGTAGATACTCCTTCAAAGATAAGACAACAAATAATGAAGGATTTTAGGGAAGGTAAGATTGATATCTTGGTTTCAACTACAATCATTGCTCGAGGTAAAAACTTTCCTAAGCTTAGGTATTTACTTAATGCTGCCAGTATGGATAGCCAAGAAAAATCTATTCAGTTCCTTGGTCGTTTGGTTAGAACTGATTCCTCAAAGAAAAAGGTTTACCTTGATGACTTACATTATCCAGGTCCTTATCTTAATAGGCATGGTAAACATAGGAAGCAGTATTATCAAAAACAAGAATTGAAAGTTATTCTGTTAGAGAAGATATGGAAGAATCATCCTATTCATTCTTTATGAGAATACCTTACTTAATCTGTTCTATTAAGTACTATGGATAATTACTTTTTCCGGTAGGAGGAAGTAATTAATCTAATAGAGGGACATAGGGCATTATTAATCATTAAATTAAAAGATATGGAATACTTACTACTAATACTAACAGTACTGGGAGTGATAATCGGAATACTTTATCTCTATTCATCTCAGTATGATTACGATGTATATAAATACAAATGTCATCATTGCAAGAAGAAATTCAAGGAGAGCGATATAAAGGATTTAAGAGGTCCTTGGCATACTAAGGATTGGACTTGTCCTCATTGTAAATATCAAAATGTAACACTCAAAAGTTATGATTACTAAGTTATATAAGAAATTCATTGATAAGATAATCGGAGAGGAACAAACTCCTCTCCATGTTTTTAACTGTACTACCCTGGTATGGATATCAGATATACAATCAATCCAGGTAATGGCTAATGAATATAAGGTATATTTTGATTTATCTTTCTGTTCAGGGCTACAGGTTAGAGTACTAATTTATACTGATTCTCGTTACTCACAACACTTGGGTGATATCAGGAAACTATTTATTAATGCAATTGGACATTCCTACTTACCACTATATGAGTCGGAATTGAAGATTGGAGATTCAGCTATAAGACTAACAGAAAAAAAAATAGATGATTAATTATGGCAAAGAAAAAACAAATGCTTCCCGACTTAACCAAGCAGGATATCCTAACACCCTTGGATATCTCTCAGTTGGGAAGTAATGGAGACCCATGCTTTGGTATTGGGTATGATTTATCCACTAAAGAATGTAAATTATGCGGAGATTCAGAACTGTGTGCATTCAAGATGTCCCAGAACTTGAACATTACAAGGAAAGAATTAGAACAGAAGAATCAATACAAAGATTTGGATGTATTAGAAGACACGGTTGGTATCAAGAAATTCATCCGAAGCTTGATTCGGAAAGGGAAAGACAGAAAAGAAATTATCTCAAAGACAGTTGAGAAATTCGAAGTACCTAAGAAACGTATTAGAGAACTTTATAAAGAATGCAATGGGAAAAGTAGGTAAGTTAAGAATGATATGGGCAATGTTTAAGTTATATCTTAACAACCCAAATTATTATGTACGGCAAGATGATGTTCTTGCTGATTTGTTTATGCAGGGTGAATATGACGTAGAGAGATTTTGTCATTCACTTGGAGTAACTCCTCAACGGAGATTAACCTTTGGACAACTTTTAAAAGAATGTAATATATTATGAACAGATTCAGATTTATTAAAGTAAGAGACGTAAAGACTCCCTCGAGAGGTAATATTGGTGATGCAGGTTTGGATTTCTATATCCCAAGAAACTTAGACCCTAAACAATTAATTCAAATCGAGGCAAACCAATCTCCAAATCATTTTACTCCAGATTTTGTATTGGGAGTAAATACAACTACCAACTTCGTAACTGATATTCAAATCTACCCGGGAGGGAGAATCCTTATCCCATCAGGTATTAAACCTCTTATCGAACCTCAAGAGTCTATGCTCATGGCAGCTAATAAGTCTGGGCTTGCTTCTAAAAAAGGTCTTCTGTATACTGCAGAGATTGTAGATTCTCCTTATGTAGGAGAGATTCATATTGGTATAATCAATCTCAGTCGAGTAATACAGACTCTAAAGGTGGATGAGAAAGCAACCCAATTTATTCATGTACCAATCTATCTCACAGAACCCGAGGAGATTCAATCAGAAGAATTTTATTCTGAATCTCAAATGTGGGGAACAAGAGGTGAAGGTGGATTTAATTCAACAGGAAGTAAGTAATGGACATACGTAATATCAAGGAAATCGTACCTTCTTTAGAAGTAGGTACGTATTTACAAGCAATGTATTCTCTTTCGTTAGAACAATTAGACGGCTACCGGCAAATAGAAAAGCTACCCGATTACCCGGTTGATATCAATAATCATCAAAATCAGGTAGTTCTTAAGGATTTTATTGCCCGGGTTATCGAAGAACTAATGGAGGGTTATGAATCTACCTCTGAGGTAGTAAAGATATGCCACAAGTGGGGATGGAATATTGACCAGTTAACAGAGGATGAATATACTCAGGTACTCAACCATTTGCAGAATGCCAATGAAGAACAGGGAGATGCTCTGGGATTCCTATTCACTTTGTTCCACTTTGCAAATATACTACCAGAAGATATCTTCTCCTGGGGGACGTCTTACGTAGTCGATTACTCTGACTTCAAAGTAAAGGAATTGAAGGACGTAATTACACTGGGTATAGCCATGGTTACCGAAGGTAGTATTGGTTTAGTTAATCGGTTTAATATGATTGATGAAGACCATGAATCAGTAAAAGATTATACTCCTGGGTTTAATACCTTAAGTGAAGCATCTCACGAAGAAGAGAAGGTATTATTATTCAACGTAGTATATGAATTGAATATTGCAAGGAATCTTCTTAAGTGTAGACCTTGGAAACAAACCCAGGTAATGACTAAGGAATTAGATTTTCAGTATTCTTTGGTAAAAGCTTTCTACCTATATATGGGATTCTTGGGATTACAAGGATTTTCAGATGAATCAATCTACAGGTTATTCTTTAAGAAACAAAGACTTAACCTCTGGAGACAAAAAACAAATTACTAATGAGTGGATGGAATAGAAAATTAGAGGGTCTTCAATCGAATACAGAGGAGACCCTCCACTCTTTGGAGTTTGCTACTTCACAAGAGGCATGGGAGAAACTGAACGAGGCTTTCTTGAGATTAGACCCCGTTCTTTTTGATAAGGGTGCTACTGCAAACAGTGGAGTTGCAGTAGCATATAACGTGTTTATAAAAATACGTAAAGCATGGGTAGACCCAGATTTTGATTATGGCAGGTGTTTTAATTACAAAGAAACTAAGTGGACGAGCTTATTGAATAATTATATTGATTTTAATAAGTTAGACCTCTTACGTAGCAAATTAAGAATCCTGAAGAACAAGTATAATCAGAATTACAATGTTACATATATGTTTAATAATCATCATGATAACGGTAAACAATGTTTAATTGCTGCAACTTTTTCCAAGAGATTTCAGGAGGACATCCCAGTTATTACAATGGTAATCAGAGCATCAGAGATTACAAAGAGGTTAATATTCGACTTCCTATTAATTCAACGGATGGCAGAATATGTGTATGGGCCGGACCAGTCAGTACAAATCAACCTATTTGCGACTCAAATGTATGGGAATGTAGAGACACTCTTAATGTACTCAGCTTATAAACCTCTAAAGAAAGTAATCAAGGGTATAGGTAATCCTTGGACTAAAAGGGTTAAAGAAGTTTATAAGAAAATCCAAAATGGTACAGAAAAGGAATGGTCTTCATTTAAGGTATTCTTTAGGAGTTTTAAAGTACTTCGTCCGGACTTATATGAATACCAAGCTTTGTTAGCAAAGGACTTGCTATTAGAATATGAAGATATAGAATATCCAGAAAATGTGATATCCTATTCTCAACGTAAAGCATATAAGAAGAAACTTTTAAAGAAACAGAAGAATGAGAATCTACAGTAATTCTTTTGAGTTAATGTCAGAACTTGGCAGAGAACTCAACAGTTATGGTCAAACTGTAAAACCAAAGACCTATCAGAATAAGGTAATTGAAGGTAAAGAGGAATTTGAAACAAAGGAGCTCATTTGCCAACAATATTGCTTAACTTCACTCGGAGACCCAATATGGTTATTTGTATTCTCTCATTCAAAAGAATGGGCAGATGCCGAGTTTGAGGAAAGAATTGGTTGGTACGAATTAAATCCTGGTAAAGCTTGGGAACTGAGAAAAGATTTATGGGAACAGTTCTTAGTTAAGGGTAAATTTGATTATACCTATCCAGAACGTATTTGGAATCCATTATATTTGTATGGTAGTACATCATTTAATTGTGATTCTGCAATGCAATCTGTTATCGAACTCCTTAAAAGGGATAATGATACTCGTAAGGCAGTACTCCCTATATTTCATGGTACAGACTTAAGATTCCTTGATGGTAGTAAACGTATTCCTTGTTCTATGTATTATGACTTCCTTATCCGTCAAAATGGTAAAGGAGAGAAGGTATTACATATTTGTTATCACCAAAGGAGTTCGGACTTTGTTACTCACTTTGGTAATGATGTATATCTTGCATGGAGACTTATGGAATATGTAGCTAAAGAGGTTGGAGTTAAACTCGGTTACTTATACCATACAATTGATTCTCTTCATTCTTATAAGAAAGATTGGAAATACCTGAATACCAATCTTGAAGATTTACAGGACTCATTCTAATATTAGAGGGATGTATCTACTACATGTGGGTATGTCCCTCTTTCTATTTATTAACATGGAAACGAGATATAAGATAATTAAGAACAAAAGAGAACTCAAGAAACTCATTGCTTGTTGCAAAGCAACTGGTTATGCTTGCTGTGACTACGAAACTAATGCTGAACCAATCTATAATAAAAGTTTCAAGCCAACTATTCTCTCAGTATCTTGGATGCCAGGGTTTGGTGCTTCTATTCCTTTAGACCATTTCCAAACAAAAGAATATACTTCTCCAGGATGGAACTGGAAGAAGATGTTAAGGAAATTTGGGGAAGAGATTATTGAGAATTATGATATTGTAAAGGTTGCATGGAACTGGAAATTTGATGACCAGATTAATCAAAAGTATCATATCTATTATAGAGGTACATGCTTAGATGGTATGCTTGCAAAATATGTTCTCAATGAGGAAAAACCCCATGGGTTAAAGGATATGGTTAGAAGATATCTACCAGAATATGGTGATTATGAAAAGCAAGATAAGTTTGATAAGATACCCTGGGATAAAAAGGAATTAGACCCCTTATGTAAATATGGCTGTCAAGATACAGACTTCACTTTACGATTAATGATATTCTTCGAGAAGAAGTTAATTGACTTGAAGATGTATTCGGTATTTCGTAATTTATTTATGTGTAATTCCCGGGTATTAACTTCGGTAGAGAAAGAGGGATTATACCTTGATACGGAATTTAATCAGAAATTGCTTGAGGAATATAAACCAAAGATAGATGCTGCTAGACAAGCAATCTATGATTTACCAAGGGTAAAGAAGTTTACCAAGAAATATAATCAAGTTAAAATAGAAAAGTATATCGAATCTATTGAGGCTGAACTTGAAGAGTTAGATTACAATGACCCAAAAGATAAACGTAAGATTGATTCAAGGGAACAAAAGATATCAAACATTCGTGCAGGTATATTTACTACCAAGAAAGAACAGGAACTTATAAGACCTCTTAATCTTAGTAGTCCGGTTGATTTACCCCAACTCATGTATTCAGATTCTGGTTTTAAATTCCCAGTAATTAAAAATAATGAATCTGGTAAGCCAAGTACCGATGAAGATACTTTGGTTGAATTAAGGTTAACAATAAAAGACCCAGAATCTCCAAAAGCAATATTCCTTGATAAGCTACTTGAATTAAGAGGTTTGCAGAAAATGTATACTACTTATATTGAGGGTTGGCATGAAAAAGTCCAAGATGATTCTCGATTACATGGTAGGTATAATATACATGGTACTGATTCTAATAGATTTAGTTCGGCTGACCCAAATATGCAGCAAATACCAAAGACATCAGTAGACCCAAATATCAAGAAACAATTAGTTGCTCCTCCAGGTTATTTATATATGGCATTCGACTATTCCCAGGCAGAGTTAAGAATGATGGCTCATTTATCTGGAGATGAAACCTATCTGGAAGCATTTGCTAAAGGAGTAGACCCTCATCTTGGTATAGCAGCAGCAAAGTATGGGGTATCCATTGAAGAAGCCAGTAAAGCTTATGAGGATGAAACACATCCGGATTATAAATTATGGAAGGTAAGGAGAAAGCAAGCTAAACAGATTGCTTTTGGACTTATTTATGGAATTGGTAATAAATTGCTAGCAGTTAAACTATCCGACCCAAAAGCTGGTATTATAGTTACACCAGAAGAAGCAGCAAAGGAAATGGAAGTATTCTTTGGTCAACATCCCAAGATTAGGAAGTTTAAAGAGAAACAAGAGAAATTTCTTCGTAAGCATGGGTATTACACCCAATTATTTGGTACTAAACGAAGACTCCCACAAATATATTCAAATGATAAGCAAGAAGTTGCTTATGCCATTCGTTTAGGTCTTAACTTCCCATGTCAAGGTGCTGCAGCAAATATGACAAATTTTGGAGCTATCCTTGTTTATTGGTTAATGAGACAAGGTAAATTACCAATGATGAAAGAAGCTTGTACAGTACATGATGCTGTATATATGTATTCTAAACCTCAAGATATTAACACATGGACTGTATATACAATCTGGAATATCCTACGTAACCCAAGTACGAAAAGGTATTTCGGATTTCAAGTTGATGATGTAACTCTATCAATGGATTTTACAATAGGCCGGTCTATGGCAGAAGAATTACCATTTATGCCCGGATATGATTATACTAGAATGTTAAAACCAGACTTTTCGGTAGAAGAGTATATGGAGGAATACCATAAGTTTAAGACTCGTAAAATTGGTAATTTTAGTGCAGCTTCACCAGAAGTATTTATGGAACTATATAAAAGGGAAATCCATAAATATCAACGAGAATATGAAAAATCGAGAAAAGGGTAATATACCTGGGTTTAGTAATTATTACATATCCCGTACTGGAAAATTATACTCGAAATTTACTGGTAGTTGGAAATTAGTAAAACCTGCTATGAAAGATAATGGTTATTTATCTAACTCTTTAGTAGGAGATAATGGTAAACGGAAGAACTTTTATAGACATAGGTTAGTTGCTTCTATTTACATCCATAACCCAAACGATTATCCTCAAGTATGTCATAAAAATAATAATCCAGAGGATAATCGGGTAGGTAATTTATATTGGGGTACAGCTAAGATGAATATAGGTCAGTGTATAGAAGATAAAAGATTCTATTTTGTTGGTAAAGAACGAGAACGTAAGGTAAATGTAGAGTTATTAATTTCTAGGTATATAGATGGTACACCAAGAAAAGATATACTAGAAGAATTCGGTATATCAATTGGAGTATTATATAAAATATTACGGTATAATAACATAAAACTAAGGAAATGAAAAAGATTTTGAATGGACCCACGATATGGCGAGCTAAATGCCCATACTGTGATTGTGAATTTGAGTATGATTATTCAGAAGTGGATTCACATACTTTTGCTGATTGTAAATTGGTTAAATGCCCAGGTTGCAATAGGTATCTTCATCATAAAGATAATGCTAAATCCACTACAGAAGCGAAAAGAGAGGATACTATGACAACATAAATAATATAAATTTATGAAACTATGGCAAACGAAGAAGATATTTTGAATGCTAACAGACTATCATCACTAACTTACATGGTAGCAGCTTGTTTAAATTTCTCTATCGAAAATCTTAACCGACAACTAAGATTATGTAATTTACAATTAGTAGGTAGAGATAAGATGTTATTCAATCGGATTAAAACTCAGATAGAGCAATTACAATCTAATCTCAACATACTAGAGGATTTGGCTTTTGGAGTTATGAAAGATGAAGATGCAAGGTTAGCTTATGAAGATGCTACCCATATTTATTGGGCTTTGTTCATGATACTGGTTGATAGAGGTGGAACTGATAACCTATGCGACTTAAGATTTAAGGCTTTGATTGATAAGATGGCACCTTACAAATCTCTTCTTCATTTGCCTGGTATGGATGTTGCATATAGATGTGCATTCGCTCAAGTATCAAAAGCTATCCAAGAAGGTAAATATAGTAAAGAGGATTTTAAGAACCTATTACAATATGAAAACGGAACTGAAGAAACTAAAGGTTAAATTCGAAGGTAGGATATTAGAAATAGATATCCAAAAAGAATTATCTATAAACGAAAATCTCATCAATTCTCAGCTACGAGAATCTCCTTCTAGTTATTATATATTCTGTTCTTTAAGAGATAAGTATATTAAAGAAAGAGATGCTCTAGCAAGAGAAAAGGATGAAGCCTATTCTTCTGCATGGATTTATATTAAAGAATCTAACGAGAGATTCAACAATGACTACGTATCACATAAAGCAAACGTAAGTCCTAAATATAAATCCATATATCAAAGATATTTGAAGGCAGTAGAAAAGGCTAACAAGTATATTTCAATCTGTAGAGCTTATGAGTCTAGAGAGAATATACTTAGGACTATTAATGCCAACCTAAGGAAAGATAGATAGGAACTATAATCAATTACTAACTTTTAAAATATAAGAAATATGAACTATTCATTGACTTTCGTATCTGTAGCAGTAGCTCAGAAATTTAATGAAGAATTGCCCGGTAGTCCAACAGAGAACCGGGTATTGATTTTATCTCCAAAAGAGGTAAATCAAACAAAATCCGGACTCTTTATTCCGGAACAAGTAAAAGAGGGAGTACCTCGTAAGGGAGTAGTAGTAAAATCTGGTATCATCACCGAAGAATATAACACCTATAAGGACTTTGTTGCTATCGGTAGAATTGTTACCTATGGTTTATATGCAGGTAAGGAAATGGAATTTGAAACAGACAAGCTTTCTCCCGCATTGCAACAACTTCTGGAAAAGAACACTCTTACAGTGTTAAGTATGAACGAGGTAATCTATACCGAACCAAACGAGTAATTATTATGATAAAAGACAAAAAGAAAAAGAAAGTATCCTCAGATGGACTTTCTACAAAAGAAAAGATGCTGGCCAGAAAGAAACAGCTGGAATCAAAAGGTAATGGAGGTGGATTCGTATACCCTAAGGAGGGTACTTTAAGAATGAGAATCAAATCTCCAGGTGATGACCAGGAATTGGGTATAGAAGTTATTCAATTCTATTTAGGTAAAGATTTGGGAGGTATTATATCTCCAGCTACATTTGATGAACCATGCCCTTTCATGGAGAAATACCAAGAATTGAAAAATTCAAAGGATGAAGATGACAAGGAACTTGCAAAAACTTTAGTACCCAGAAGAAAATATGTATTGGGCGGTCCAGTATATGTAGACGAAAAAGGTACTAAATTTGATTACGATGGCCAGGATAAGGGAGTTCTTGTTCCACGCTCTGTGTATCAGGATGTTATTGACCTTTATCTTGATGAGGATGAAGCAGGTGATATGACAGACCCGAAAAACGGATACGATATCAAAATCATCCGCTCAGGTTCAGGTAAAATGGATACTACCTATTCTGCTCGTGCTTGTAAACCAACTAAGTTGGATAAGAAATACCAAGGTACAGTAGACTTGGAAGGTATAGTTCGTTCTCAAATCAAATCCTACGATGAGCTTGAGGAAATGCTTGCAAAATTCCTCAATGAAGACCATGGAGATGACGACGATGATGCTCCAAAGAAAAAGAAGAAGAAAAAGGGATTACATCGTGACCATTACATGGAAGACGAAAAACCAAAGAAAAAGAGAAAATACAAATCTGATATTTAAGGGTTAGTAAATATGGTTTCATTCGATAAGGTAGTAATTAGATTCATTCGGTTACTACCTTATTTAGTTTAAAGAGATTACATTATGGCAAAGAAAACAAAAGTTGGTTTAAAGGTACCAACAGCAAATGAGATGGCAAAGAAATATGGGAGTATGATTAAGTTAGCTTCAGAAGTTACTGATACTGATTTATATATACCATCAACATTCTTTGCCTTGAATTACCTATTCGGTAAAGGTATTCCATACGGTAAAATTGTAGAGATTGCTGGAGAAGAATCCTCTGGTAAATCTTTGGTGGCTTATAACTTTGCTTATGCTACTCAACAACTTGGTGGTCATGTTATATGGGTAGATGCAGAACAATCCTGGATGAATTCCTGGGCAGAGATTAATGGAGTAGACCCTGCAAAAGTAACCATTGTTAATGATACTCGTATTGAATATATTGCAGATGTAGTAGCAGACTTAGCAATATATTTACGTTCTCAATTAACCCACAATGAACCGATACTTCTGGTAATCGATTCTATTGCAGCAACCGACTGTACGGATAATATTGATGCTAAGATGGTTGATGGTAAAGCCGAAATGGGAGGTAGAGCAAAGGCTCTTTACAAATACTTCCGTATCAGAAGTGAATTATTCTACAAACTGGGAGTATCTCAGATTTATATCAATCAGTTAAGAACTGCTCTTAATGTAGGATTCGGAAAAGATAATACAACTACAACAGGAGGAGCTGCACTTAAGTTCTATGCTTCAATCAGGGCGGCTTTCTATTCGGGAAAGTCTGTTACAATCAAACAAAACGGGAAAGATAGAAAGGCAGGTAAGCTGGTAACTATCAGACTTATTAAAAACAAGGTTGCTCCTCCAAGACCCACAATTAGCAAATGCCCAGTATATTTCAATCCTAAATTTCATGAGGTCGGATTTGATAGATGCTATGCTTTGGAAGATGTATTGGTAGATACCGATGTAATCGAAAAAACTACTGGTGGATATAAATTGAAAGGGAAAACTCTTGCAAGAGGGGAGGAGAAATTCCAAAAGCTTCTGGAAGAAGACGATGAACTTCGTAGAAAACTTTTACGGAAAGCTGGGGTAAATACCATAGGTACTACTAAAAAACAACTGGAGAAGATAGAAACAAACCTATTCTCAGTTGATGGTGTAGAATATGAGAATTATGCAGACTCAGACGAAGAGGAGGAAGACGATGAGTAACAGATACTATGAACTTTTAGAAGAACTCCTACAAACGGTTAGAGAGAATTACTTACTAAGGTGTATTAATCATCATTTAAAACAAAAGCTTAAAAAGTATGAGCAAGAAAACACAATTTACAAGGTCCAAGAATAAAATAGGTAGTCTGTCTTGGACTTCTCCAATCTATACTCATGGAGAAGGTAAGTATCAGGATAAAATACTTCATGATAATATACCTGGTTACCCAGGTTATCATATATCCAAAAGAGGTAGAATATATTCCAGATGGGATGTTAATGGTAAGGGTATATTAAACAAAAGATATCACTTAAAACAACCCAATCTGAATAAAAATGGTAGGTATGTAGTAGGATTATCCCAACCAGGTATAGGTACTACCAAATGGCTATTACACAGATTAGTGGCTTTAGTTTATATACCTAATCCAGAAAATTTACCCTATGTTTGCCATAAAGACAATGTACCTACTAATAATAGAGTAGAGAATCTTTATTGGGGTACACAAAAAGATAATATGTCCCAAGCTTCTAGGGATGGGAGGATAGTAAATAAATTAAAAGGTAAATGTATTAAAGGTACAGAGATTCAAAGATCCTATATACCTAAGTTGATAGATATGGGATTTACTAGAAAAGAGGTATCAGAGATAACTGGGCTGGGACATCAACTAATATCAGATTATTATATTAAATATAGAAATAAATATGAAAAATAAAAAATTAATATTATTAGTTGACGGCGAGAATATTTTGCATCAATCCTTCCATAAGTTTGAAAAACTTAAATCTACTGATGGTAAACCAAGTGGGGCAATATTCGGATTTTTCAAATCTCTACATATGTATCTTACAAGGTTTGAACCAGATGATGTAGTAATATCTTTCGATAATGGTCATTCACCAGTAAGGGATAAGTTATTGCCTAACTACAAAGGCCATAGAAAAAATATATCGGTTGATTATGAATCCTTGCAAATACAAAAGGCAATTATAATGAAGATATTAGGTATGCTAAGAATTTCTTATATCTTTGATAAAAGGAATAAAACTCAATATGAGGGAGATGATTTCTTAGCATACCTAATTATTAATACTTATCGTTCGGATAATGTAATCTTAGTATCATCCGATAAGGATTTTAATCAATTGTTAAACAAGAACGTTAGAATATTAAACCCCAGAAAAGATGAAGTTATTCGAGTGGGCAATTGTAAAGAACTCTTCGGTTATCATTCACATGAGACTGTTCAGTATCTTGCAATGGTAGGTGATACTTCTGACGATATCCCAGGTTTTAAGGGTATAGGTCCAGTAACTGCAAGAAAGATATTAGACGAATATAAGTCAATCTACAAATATTTGGAAGCTAAGCCAAACAAGGAGTATCAAGAAGCTTGGGATAGAAATCGTAAACTCATTGACTTATTCTGGTTTGTAGGTAATGTACCATTAGATAAGATGCCTATCAAAAGAAAGAAGACTTTCAACTATGATAAATTTAGGAAGTTGTGCATAGAGTATTCTCTTGCTTCGTTCCTAACTAAAGAATTTATTAAACCTTTTAAAGAGTTATCCGAATGAAAATCATGTTTGCAGGTGCAAGTGGAGTTGGGAAAACCACTTTAGCAAAGGAAGTTCCCGGGATGATTAAGTTTGATGTATCAGAATATCCTCCGGTACTAGATTTTATATCTGGTAGTGTATCAGATTTAATCCCTAAAACAAAAGATATGTCTCATAAAGAGATGTTAGAAAGAGATTCAAAGGATTTATTAATGGAAGACTTTCAGGTAATGAATCTGAGAAATAAAATGTTTAGAGACAGAGATAGATTCGTTACAGATAGGAGCTATCTTGATTTAGCTGCTTATTTCTATTATAAACAAGCCAAGAATGTTCCTAAATGTGAAATGGAACACTTCTTCGAAACTTGCAAGATGTTACTCAATCAGCAATGTACTCACCTCATTCTATTAGACTTTACTACTGCAATGGTAAAGGAATGGGTTATGGAAGATAATGGCAAACGAATAGAGAATAATTACTTCCAGTTCTTAATATCTTCTATAATGGATAACGTATTGAACTTGTGGGGATTCTTACCAACTAAGGAAATATCTTCTATCTATAAGAATATATTTAAGAATCAACTTTTGGAATATGGTGCAACAGAAGGAGTAATCAAATCCCTGTATGGTGAAACTAAAGTTCTCTGTATAAGAGAAGCTAATTTGGATATTCGTAAGAAACTTATTATTGATTTTCTTCATGAGTAAGGAAGTAGTATTTATAGCATTCTCGGATTTGCACATAAATCTATGGGCAAAATTCAATGAGAACAACAATAGGACCTTGAATAGTATCAAGGTCCTTGACGTTATTGCAGGTCAATGTGAAAAGTACAAATGTCCTGCTTTATTCTGCGGAGATTTATTTCATAAGCCAGAATCAATTGACCAAGACTTAGCAATCTTTGTTGCTGAACAATTCGATAGGTTAGAAAGTAATTATCCGAAATTCAGAATGATTTATATAGACGGGAATCACGATTTGAAATCGGTAAATCGTATTGATAGGATAACTAATGGATGGCCTTTTGTATTTCATAAGAATTTTATGAGTTGTGTTAATCTAACCAGAATTAAATGGTGTTCTTATGGAGATTACCACATTTATGGAGTTCCCTATATTGATAATAATGTGGGTCTAAGTGAATATCTTAAGAAACTTAAACTAGATAAGAATGTAAAGAACATACTTCTTCTTCATACGGATTATCCAGGAGCAAAGGATACTGATGGTAGAGAAGTTGATTCTGTAGAAAATCTAAATGTAAATATCTTGAATAGGTTTGATTTGGTATTATGTGGTCATATACATAAACCCCAAAGACTATCAAAGAAGGTTTATATGATAGGAGCTCCTAATCATCAAAGGAGAACCGATAGAGATTGTAAATTAGGCTATTGGAAGATTTATTCAGACTTATCAATGCAATTCGTACACCTTAAGCAATTTCCTAAATTCGTAGATGTAGAATCCGAAGAGGATATTAAGGATGATGGCAATTATTATACCGTTTTACCTAAGAAAACTAGTAATTTAGTAAATACTAACCATAAAATTACTAAGCAACTTTCTAAGAAAGCTCTAGCAAGGAAGTATCTTAAGGAAAAAGGTATAACTGAGCAAGATAAGAAAGAACTACTGATTGACATACTTAAAAAAGCTGAATCATGTTAACATTTACAACAATGAACGTAGTAGGGTTCTGTTCAATAGAAAACCTACATATACCTTTAAATCCGAGTTGTACCATACTTATCAAGGCACCAAATGGGAAAGGTAAATCAACTATCTTATCGGCATTGGTATGGGCAATATATGGTAAAAACCTAAAAGGAGTATCAGAAGTAACTACCTGGGAAAAGGTAAGACCTAAAGATTACCAGGGAGTAATGGTAGAGGTATTCTTTCAAAAAGGAGAACATATCTATAAAATTATCAGATGCCAGAAATGCAATATAGTTCTTGAGGATGGAGCTAAAGGTAAAGATAGGCTTATTCTTATGAAAGATAATGAGGTAGTAAATGTAAAGGGTAAGAATAAACTCCAAGATGCCATTAATGCAGAGCTTGGTTTATCTTACACTCTATTCATGAACTCCATTATGTTTGGTCAGGGTATTAAACGACTGATACAAGAATCTAATTCAGATAAAAAGAAGATATTCGAAGAAGTATTTGATTTAGAATTTCTTAATATTGCCAAAGGTATAGCTATGCAGGATAAAAATAACCTATTAGCTCAGGCAAACGAGGTAGAACATCAATCGGCTCTGTTAAAGAAAGAACTTGAAGCAAATAAGGAAGCTTACTTTGATTTACGTGATAGAGAGAAAGGTTTCAAAGAAAAAATAAAGTCAGAACGTAGAGAATTAAAGAAAGATAGGGAAGACCTAACTAAGCAACTCATTAAAAAACAGCAACAACTTAAGGATGAAGTAGAAAAGAGTCTTAAAGTTAAGATTAAGAAACATACTGATTATGTAGATGTTCTTAAATCCAAGATAAAATATAACCGTATAGTATCTGGAGTATCATTACCAGATTTTGTAAAGAAACTCAAGATACAGTTAGATAAAGGCCACTACAAACGTGCGAAAGAGAGCGTAGATATTATCTATAAAGCAATCATAAACTCAGATAAACTCCAGGAAGAATATGAAGATGCTCTGGGTAGGTTGGATGAGTTGAGAACTACGAATGAGAAGTATAAAAGACTTCAAAAAGAATGTGATGATATTGCTTCTGATATTGCTGATATTGACGAGGAGTTGGAAAAACTCAAACAAGAGAAACTTAAGGTTATGTCTCCTAAATATAAAGAGAAACTTAAGGAAATTAGAAAGACTCTTCGTAAGGTAGATGAAGATTACCACAATAAAGAGTTAGAGTTAGAAAACTATAACTGGTTAATCAATGACCCTCTTGGTAACAATGGAATCAAGGCTTACTTATTTGATTCATCACTGGATATGTTAAATAGAACTCTTGATAAATATTCTCAAGTATTGGGATTTAGGATTGAATTTAACATAGACCTGGGTACTGCTAGAAAAGAATTTTTTACTTTAATTGAAAGAGATGGGCAAATTATTGATTACGATGAACTTAGCGGTGGAGAAAAACAATTGGTAAATGTGGCAATGGCATTTGCAATGAACGAATCTCTTACAATGTCTAAGGGTATAAACCTTGCCTTTTTGGATGAGGTATTCGAATCATTAAGCTCTGATAATGTAGAAGTAGTAACCTCTTTAATCAGACATACTTTTGCAGATAAAACCCTATTCTTAATTACCCATTTAGATTCTCTTCCTCTATCAAATACGAAAATCCTGCAAGTCGAAAAAGTCAATGGCCTAAGTAGTTATAATTTACTATAATGTTATAACTACAAGACATTAACCTATGAACTCAAAAAATAAAGGAAACAGATTTGAAAGAAAAATAGGAGCCTGGTTTACTCAGTGGACTGGGTTCAAATTTGAGAGGAATCGGGCAGGTTCAGGAGCTTGGCATTCTAATAAGGATGCCACTTCTGATTTAACCTGTACTGATGAAAAACATGCTCATCGATGTAAGATATCCATCGAATGTAAAAACTACAAAGATATCAAATTCGAACATGTACTGCTTGGTAATAAAACTTGTGATATCCTAAGATTTTGGGAACAAGCAAGCAAGGATGCTAAAAGGGCAAATAAACTCCCCATATTATGTATGAGGTATAACTCTATGCCTGCAAATGAATTTTTCTTTGTAGTAGAAGGGGGACCTGGTACTCTGGGAGATTTTATATGGGTACAATCTAAAAAACCCAGTATGTCAATCAGTACTTCAGTTAATCTTTATGTATTTCTTGCAAGTGATATTCTGGAGAATGTTAATTATAAGCAAGTACATAAGCAAGCTAAGTTAATCATTAAAAAGAAATAATATGAAACGTATCCCTTATTCTTATTGTATTTTCTACATAGAACGAAAGTATTATCAGAACATTAATAAAGAACTTAAAGAAAAGGGATATAAAAAAGTACGTGCCATTATCCCTACGATAAACGTTTTAAAGAAAACCGCAAAGGGTAAGATGATATTCGAAGAAGTACCAATCTTATTCAATTATGGTTTTATCAAGATGCCCACGGAGTTAGCGTACTCTAGACCTTTTCTAAACAAACTGAAGAGAAGTATATCAGGTATAAGAACTTGGTTAAAGTCTACAGAGACTCTTCATGAAAGAAAGAAGAAAGCTAGAATAGATAACTCTGAAGACTTTGATGATTTCTCATTGGTAGCTACATGCACCAGAAAGGATGTTAAAAGGTTTAAGAGGATGGCAAAAGAAGGAAAGAAATATTCCGTAGACGATTTGATGAATGTTAAGATAGGCGATTACCTAGTACTCAAGGGTTATCCCTACGAAGGAATAGATGCTACGGTATTAGGTATAGACCACATAAATAAAATGGTACAACTTCTTTTATATCCGGAAATGGGTAAAATGGAAATATGGTTACCTTTTGATAACGTAATTTATAGCGTGTACCAGAATTATGACCCAGATAAGTTATATGCTAACTCCCAAGATTATGACCCAAATGAGATAACAAGTGAATCAATAGATAGAATAATGGATTTTAGGAGGAATTAATATGAACGATGCTCAGAAGAAAGCTTGGGACTGCTTAAACGAAATAGAAAGGCAGTCTTTATTCCTTCAGTTATCCGAAAGCAAATCTTCATGGGAAGCTGGTGAAATTTTAAAGTTGTCACATTACAAGTATTTAGAAATCAGAGAAAGGTCAGAAAAGTTCTTCAGATTATTCTCTGATTTTTTCGAGTTACACACTTCTATTTTTCGACCTGACTGCCCTTGCGAACGAAGCTTTTGTGATTTTATTGAAGGATGTATTGAAAAGAGATTAACAAGGAAAGAAGCAAGTCTATATACTGGAGACTCTTCTAACTTACTCTCAAAGGTAAGCAATAGTAATATCGAAAGGAATATGAAAAGACTCAAAGAATCAGAAGACCCATGGGATTTAGATTCAATGAGGTTAATTCTAGAGTTCGATAGGTGGAATAACTTTAGGATTCTACCAAGAATGCTACAACAGCCTTCTGCATTTAAGAGGCGGTTGAATAAGAAGGATAAGATATACATTAAATACCTTTTAAACCGAGTACCAGAATGGATGCACACAAAACTGAAAGAAAGGTTTAGATATAAAGTAAAGCCTGGTAAGAAGAAATACTGGGTATGCTTAATATCAGAAGAATTATATACAGATGGATATCTATTAATGCCAGTAAGACCTTTAGATGAGGTAGTTAGTGAATTTAGTAGATTCTATATGTATGTATTCGAAAAGAAAGATGATGCAGATACATTTGGATTCATGGTATCCAAGTTTATGATTAAAACAGTTGATGTAAAATTAGGACAACGCTTCTGGCCTGAGTACAGATGCTGCGTGGAAAAAGCAGTTAACTATAATCAAGTGAATAATATAGAATTCAGTATTAAGAAACTTGATATGGCCTTCAATGCCGATAAGGTTAAAAAGAAAAGGAAGAAAAAGCCTAAATCAACGGCTGCTGAACGCATATCAGATACCTCAGCTTTTTATAAAAATAGATAGAAATATTTTTCTATATAAATAAAAAGTATTATATTTGCAACAAATTAAAATAAAAGATATGAGAAAGAACAAAAAGAATAAACCAGCACCCTCAAAAGAAAAAGCCAGTTTCCTTGGTTCAGCCGGGAGGAATATGACTTACAGGGATTTAAAAAGAAAAGCCATAGTATTGGGTATGCCTTTCCCTGATGCTTGTGCTGCTGGCGTTTTCGATTTAATTGGTTATATCGAAAGGTCAACCAATAAACCAGACAAATCATTAATTGACCAATATGATGATTGGATGGATAAACAATTAGAGAACATAGGTTATTCAAAGGATGACCCTCTAAGGAATTCGAAATTAAGGCTTGGGTTTCTCGGAGAAGAAGGGGAAAATGGGCAAAGGAAATCAAAAAGGGTTCCGGGAATAAAAAAGCCAAGGGAGAAGAAACCACCAAGAGAAAGGGATGAATTTAATCTCATCAAGGGAACTAAGAAATCCTATGTATGGTCATTAGTTGCAAAGGGTTACGATTTAGAAAGAGTAACTAGAAGGATGAAAAAGAAGTTCCCAGATGCAAACGATAAATCAATAACACTTTGGTTTAGAACTGCAAGGAGGACTATGAACAATGGTAAAACTAAAGGAAAGTAGTAGGGAACCAATCCGAGAAGATAGATATTATATATGGACATGGAGACCAGATACAACCAACAAATATATTACCGAAAAAAGTTTATATCGGAAACACCTAACAGGTATACCCTATTTCACAAGGTATCAGATAAAAAAGACTTTGGTTTATATGTACGGAGTAGATGTTCTTCAATATATTCATATCATATCAGGCAGGAAATTACTTAGGCAAGGGATAAGAATACTTCAAGACATGAATGGTATAAGACATACCTCTGGTTCTACTAAATTCTGGTATAAAGGGAGATTAGTTAAAGCCAGGAAGTTTATTATCCCGGATGAATATAAAATTGATAAACACAGAAGACGAAGGTTCATGGTTCAAATGCACCGGGTCTTCAAATCAAAAGGAAAGAAGGTATTCAATGAAAGGTACTCACAAAAATTGTATGGACAACGGGAAGGCATATCTTCCAACTATATCCGGAAGAAGAGAATACAAATCCGTTCTACTATCTTACAGAATTTACAACAGGCTGAGTCAAGAGGAAAAGCATAAATATAATATTCTTTCTTTGCAATATCCCCCATTGGTATGTTCCTTGGCCTTGTATCTAAGAAAGAAATTAGATATCCCGATACAGAAAGTACTATTTATCAAAGCACAAAGGGATATGCTCGATATCTTTTATGATGAATCCTTAAATCATTTGGGATGGCAACCAAAAGAAAGGTTCTTGGTAAAAGCTTTAAGATTTCAAGGGTTCACTCCTGTAAGCAAATATAGGATGAGAAGTAAATATGCCTACATTATGACAAACAGGATGCTAGAAAATGAATATTGGGTATTTCCTATGAGATTAGCTGATAACTATAAATCAATGCAAAATCCAAAATACAAATTCTATACCGAAGTATTTGGTAAGGTTGGTATTCCTGGAATAATTAAAATTAAATACAGCAATGGAAACTAAAAACCCAGTACCGGAAGTAAAGGTACATAAGCAATTAAATCCGTTCATGGGTAAATCCTTTAAGGTTAATACCTATAATGACCAAGATGAAGTTATCGATACAGAAGATGTAAAGATAGAATCTCAAGAAGAACTAAAGACCGTAATTGATGAGGTAAAACAATATAATATTGCATTTGCTTATCTTACGGGAAGCGAAAGAAAATACAAGAAACTTATAACAGAGTGATATAACTATTGATTATTAACATTTAAACATTTACGAAAATGGCTAAGAAAAAAGAAACTAAAAAGGTAGAGTTAAAGGAAGTATCTCGCAAAGAGATTAATGGTGCAATCATCATTACTTACGAAGATGGCTCAGTAAAAATTATCCCGGCTCCTATTATGTTGTCTGCCGAAGAAGCAAAAGACTTCTTTGCTTCAGAAGAGGAAGATGATGACGACGAAGACGAGGAAGAAGAAGAGGACGATGACGAAGATTCCGATGAGGATGACGACGATGAGGACTCTGATGATGAAGATGAAGATGACGAGGATGATGAAGACTCGGACGACGAAGATGAAGACGAAGAGGAAGAAGAATTAACCGGTGAAGCTCTTGCCGAAATGGACTTCGAAGAACTGGAAGATGTTTGCGATGACAAAGATCTCGAAACAGACCCGGATGACTTTGAAGAAGATGATATCGAAAAACTTCGCAAAGCAATTGCCAAAGAATTGGGTCTCAAACTCCCGGCAAAGAAAGAAGCCAAAGGTAAAGGCAAAAAAGGAAAGAAGTAATTCATTCTCCGGCTATGAAGGTTGGGCTAAAGCAATAGCCCACCTTTATCATAAGAAATAACTATTGTTCTATTAAATAAAACTAAAACTTAAAAGATTATGGCAACTAAGAAAAAAGAAGACACCAAGAAGAAAGGTGGCAAAGAAAAAGATGCTGAAAAAGAAGCAAAACGTAAAGCTCGTATGGAAGCTTTGAAAAACCGTCCTGCAGAGCAACGTCCAAACAGCAAGCAAATTGATGTTATCAAAATCAATGATAAATCCGAAGTTCAGAACTACGGTTACGCAGTAAAGAACAAAGAAGGATATCAGGGAGTGGTGGTAACATCAGTTCTGGTCATCGACGGTAAACCAACTTCTACATCCGTAACATTCGTACCGGGCAATCTAACCGTAAAATCCAAAAAAGGACACGGTATTATCTGTAACCCGAAAGCTAAAAAGGCTAAGGGCGAAGAAGAGGAAGCCGGAGACGAAGATTAAACTTCTATCCCTTACTTATTAGCGAGAACATCGCTAATGGTTTGCATAGTTTATTAGTATTTCAAAAATTATGTTGGGAGCCTATTGCCTGAGAAGGTAGTAGGCTTTATTTATTTTATAGGTTATGGAAGACAAAAGAGAAATCAGAAAGAATATAACTATTCTTGCATTAGATAATCTTATTCAGAATTATACTAATGCACTAGAAGATAAAGATATGGACCCTCCCTTATCGAATGAAGAAAGGGAACTCTCTGAATTAATTATTAAAGAAGCCAAAGAAATGCTAACCGAAATGGCAATCGAAAATAAACCAATACCAAGACCATCATGGAAGAAATGAATTTAAGAACCATCATACAGGGTATTCAAGCCGTATTAAAAGATATGGAATATACTCGGTATATGATTAAGGTTACTCCTCCTCATAAGAGAGGTAAATATCAAACCCATGTTATTCACCTTCAATATCTTAAACGTAGGCTTAAGGATTTTAAGGGTAGGCTAGATAAAAAACTAAAAGGTACTATCAGTACTGTAAAGTTTAAATATGTTAATTATTCAGATGGACGAGAAATGATTGCAGAACAAACTTTTGTCAATCTTACTGAGCAAGAGATAAAGGATGCCTTAGAACTTGGAGCCATTCTTGAAAATGCAAGTATAGAAATCCTAGAAATTAAGGAAATCCCTACTTCGATTAGGATATTATAACTATGGATAATTACTAAGGAAATTTCAATCCACTTAAAAATTTTAGAAACATGAAGAAAGACAAGAAGAAAGACAAACCGGCTAATAAGACTCCGGAACTTTCAAAGGCTAAAAAGGCATTGGATGCTTATCTCAAAGAGAACAACTTGGACCCTCAAAAGGATTGGTCAAAAGACAAGAAACATGGTAAAAAGGTTACTGAACTCTTGAATAAGCTCAACAAGGAAAGAGACAAAGTCGCTGCCCAGTATCCTGAAAAGGATTTAAAGAACGAAGCCAAATTGGTAAAAATGAAAAAAGCCAAAGAAGATGAAAAGGCTTCAAAGAAAAAAGAGAAAAAAGAAAAGAAGGAATCTGCTGGCCGAGTTACCAAATACGATTATCCTCTCATTGATGGTCGGGAAATGACTTCTGATGAAAAGAAAAAATATCGTATGGAACAAAGAAAACTTGCTGCCGGTAAAGCTCCGAAGGAAGAAAAACCCAAGAAGGAAAAGAAAGAAAAGGCAGAAGCCACCGAAAAGGCTGCTCCTGCAAAGAAGGACAAAAAGGCCAAAGATAAAAAGAAAAAGAAGGCCAAAAAAGAAGAAGATTAATCTCATATCTTATTAAGTATTCGTTAATGATGTAAAGGCCTGGCAAATCACTTTTGTTCAGGCCTTTCTTTTTAATATCAAGACTTTATGGAAGAAAAAACATATAAACCCAAACTGCGTATCACTACACTTGAGGATAATGGCTCATATATTCAAGATAGGTTGGTAGATGCGTATACCGAAATGAATTCAGGGCCAAAAGTACAACATAAGGGACCAATAAGAATAGAGGTAACTCTTACAAATAAACAAGATGTTGAAAACTTTAAGAATTACTTAGATAAGCTCGTAGGTAACTTACCAATCAAGGAGCAATCAGTGGGAAGAGGAAGACCTTCTACTGGGAGTAAACAACTTACTGAATCACCAAGAGAAGATATCTTGGCAGATGTAGAGAAAATGGTTGAAGAAGGTAAGAGCCAACAAGAGATTATTAAGTATCTAAGGGAATTAGGGTTTGTCTTTATTCTTACAGAGGACTTTCTTTTTCATTTCCCAGGATTCGAATTCAACAGTAAGGATGTGGGAGAAGCCACTGACAACAAGCAATATCCTAACTCATACTCCTGGATGGCAAGATGTATCAAACGAGCCAAAGACCCCAAGGCAGATAAATTTGACCCAATGGTCATCTTCGGCTTTAGTATCCTTGGTGGACCATCGAAGAAAATTGTTCCGTACCTTTATAAAGAAAGGAAGAAACCATTAAGGGCCTCTGTTGGTAAGAAAACCATATCCTTTTCTCAGGCAGAGTTCACAAAGTTCCCCAAGTTTATGCTCGAGGAAGAACGATTAAAGTTCTCTGCAGAACAACGACAATTACTTCTCAATCCAGAGAAAAAGCCTTCTAAGTTCTTCATGAGATGGTACAAAGATGTAATATTCCCCGACTCAGTAAAACAGAAAATCGAAGAAGCTATCTCTAGATAGACATCCTCTACCTCAGTATTTAATAAAAGAGTATTATTTATTAAAATAAAATTCTTATATTTGTATAACGAAAAATAATATTAAAATGGATGCAGAAACCAAAGAGGTAGTAAAGAACATTGCTCAGATTCAAATTGAGGCATTGACTAATATCAAAAACAATATCACTACAACAGAACCTGATTTACTCAGGAAGTTGTTACAGATAAACGATGAAGAGATGCTTGATTCAGTCAATCATCATATTCAGATTTACGAAGAGATATACGAAATGCCTCAATTGATAAAGACTCTGAATGAATATCAATTATATATCTGTTCTCATATCCTATTCAAAATGGAAGACGAATGGATACATGATTTATCCCAAGGAGTTTACGGAGCATGGGAACTATTACACAAAGAAACTAATAAATTTCATCCTGAACTCACATTAATAATTTAATTTAATATGGACAAGAACGAATACTTAGAATCAGTTGAATTGAACACTGGAGTTGAAATGATTCCTTGCGAATCCTCAAACGTTGAAGGCTACGGATATGACTCCAAAAACAAACAACTTTGGATTGCTTTTAAAGGCAACAAAGTTTACCGTTATGATGGTGTACCTAAAGAAATCTGCAATGAATTACACCTAGCAGAGTCCAAAGGTAAATACGTTTCTTCTAATATCAGAAACAAGTTTAAAACCACAGGCTATGAACTCAGGTCTTAGAAAACTACCTATCATAGGGTTAGCAGGATTTATACTAATTGGATTGGCTATAGGCTCAAAACCTACACCCGATGCAAGCAGGATTTATCCTGCTCCGTCGTTTAAAAAGAACGATGTACCAGAAACTAAATACAGTTTCTCATTTGCAGATAAGCCTAAGTCATTAATGGATTCAATTCAGGAAATGGCAAACAAACTCGGAAAAAGAATATACGAATATCAGGTAGAAATAGAAATCATTCCAGAGAATCAAATCTACCAGATAAGTAATTCTGGATATCAACAATATGAAGTAACTAGAAAGGGAGTAGGCTATTCCTATACTGCAGTTAAATTCTATACAGATAAGAAACTAACCTACCAGGATGCAATTAAATATGCCGAAAGACATCCAGAACATTGCATACCCATAATTCCTGCACCTAAAGAGAAAAGCGAACTAGATTATTATAACGAGAACATGGATGAATACCTTTCAGACCCAGAGAATGAAATCGATTTTGTACCAGAGATCTTCGACTTCCTAGCTGATTAACCTCAGCTATTGAAAAATAAATAATAAATTTGTTTGCTATTAAAAATAAAGTTCTTATATTTGCAATGTGATAATTAATTAACTATTTAATCATTTTAATATAGACATTATGAAAAAGAATGAAAACAAGGTTGCTAACCTTATCAGTAACAAAGTTGCTCAACAGTTAGAAGGAATTAAGGATGCTACATCCAAGTCTAAAACTCCCAAAGCCAAAAAGACTAAGGCTCAATTGGTAGAAGAATCCAAAGATGCTGCCAAGAAATTTGCCGATGCCAAATTGGTTCAGGTTACTCCGGAAGAACCCAAACCAACAAAGAAAACCTCTAAAAAAGCAGAGGTAGTAAAAGATGTTGAAAAACAACAGAAACCCTCCATCATCGAAAAGGTAATCTCCAACCGGGAAGTAAAATACGTATACCCAGAGGATATAACCGATACCCTGGCCCGGAAGAAATGGAGACAACAAACTCGTAATGAACTTCACAGACTTGAACGGGAAATGTTCCGTATCAAGGACCAAAACTCCAAAGAATACAAGAAAGCTGCTAAGGCATACGAGGACTTCAAGAACAAAGTCCTCAAGCCAGAACAAGTTGCTTGATTTTACCTTTCAGGGAAGGTACCCAATATCAGAGTACCTTCCTCATTGTATTAACCTTCTAAAGGTATAAAAATGGATTACACTATATTCTCCGCAAAGGAGATGTTAAAGCAAGACAAGGAGTTGGTGGAGTTGCATAAGAGATGCGTTAAAACCTACTTAGTTCAACGTTCACTTAAACATAGGAAGATTAAGAAGTTCTTTATTGTATACGACTGGTATATTAACACCAGTAACATAAGAAACTTCTTTTTCAGGCCTGTACCAATATTTGTGCAGGCATTACTCTTGGGACAATTAGACGAAATATCAGATTATGTAAATAAAGACGGTTATGGTAAGAAACATAAGAAAAGAAGAAATAGAAAAGGTTGAGGTAACTTATATCAAAGGTAAGTATGCCTATAAAACCCAATACAATGTAATTAGTGGGAAGAAGCATGAGATACTTTATGCAGGACCAGTTAATGCTTTGCAACCTGCACTAGAGAATATTCTGATGCTGGTTAGAAATCCAACCAGAAGAATCTGTACAGATTCTAGAAAGACACTAAGGAAACTTGAGGAAAAGGCAACTAACCTAAATAACTTCAAGGACCAAGGTATAACCCATATAATAATCTACATATGTTCACGAATATAGTCAAAGACCTATACATAGGTAAATCGAAACTAAATATCCGATTTCAGAATCAAATCATAGAGCCTGAAACCATAGTAGATAGTTTGGGTGTACCTTATCCTAAATTAAAGGAATATCCTACCTTTCCGGACTATGTAGTAATAGGTAACTTTGATGGCAAGGATATTTTTAACATTCAAGTGGGAGAAAACCCTCACATGTTATTAATCACAGGAATCCCCAAAGGTGCCAAGACTTTAGATTGGTACAGGGTAAAGGAAGCAATCTGGTCCTCCTATTATGAGGATAATTACCGAGGATATTTATTTCAGGTCCAGGATGCAACCAAGAAAGTAACACTAAAGGCTTATCCTTTAGAAACAATTAAAGAGTAAATATATGGAAGCAATAGATTACGTAAAGTTATTTAAACTCGACCAAGAGAATTACGACTTCAAAAGGGAAGAGTTTATTTCCGAATTGGGTAAAGAGTTTCTAGATTATTGCCAAACTACTACCATTGGCATTAACCCTAAGACTCATAAGTTATATTATTATCGGTTCAAGGAAATCATTAAGAATTTCGAAAGTAAATTCTGGGCAATATCCAAGCTTAAAGTAGGTGAAGGATTTACACAGAACCTATGGAATGCTTTCTTTGCTACTCAGGTAGTACCTTTAAGAGCAAAGATGTTCCCAGATATCCAACAGTTCATTGAAAAAAGGAAGAAGGAATACCTCAATGAACAAGACAAAAAACAATCTACCTATAAAAAGGGAAGTCATGGCAAAGGAAATCCTAGACCTTCACGGCAATAAATTTATTGCCAAGGATTGGAAACTTTGCCTTAGTATTCCGATAGGCAAATGTGATAAATTAATTTTCACCAGGGATTATGTCTCTGGTGATTCTTTTAATTTGGCAGTGAAAAAGAAAACCTATAAGGCATATTTCTATAACCTTAGTATTAATTGCTATGTATGTTATAAGTTAGAGCTAGTAGGATATGATGAATCTAAAGATATAAGAAAGGCTTATTTATATGGCAAAAGAAGATAAGATAACAAGATTCCCTCGTCCTATGGGTACTACTGCAATGGCTTTAGAATACCAGAAGACACATGAAGAGGAAGCATTGATTAAGGTACAGAATTACCTTATTAATCAATGGTTAATGGGTAATGGTGTTTTGTGTGGAGTAACCTATGATATCAATTCATTCTCTAATAGACTAGGGATTGATATAGAATATGTACGAGTATTCATGAGAGACAAATTATTGTCTTCTAGAATATGGGATAAAGATAAACAGGAAGAATTACTTAACGCGTTACTGGGAGAACAACTAGCATGGGCATTAGAGGATAGAATGGAGATATCTCACCAGTTGCAAATCTTAAGAGATTCCCAAGGAGGTAAATATACTCCTTTCATTTCAGCCGAGGTTAATAAGACATTGAAGCTTAAGTTGGAATCCTCTACATCCCTGCAATCAATTATTCGTAATCTTACAGGAGGCAATACAACTAATATCTTCAATCAGTTCAATCAACAGAATAATCTCAATGCTGAGAATACTATCTCGATAGAGGAAGCAAGAACTATCGTATTAGAATCTCAAAAGGTACTTACTAAAACTGAAGAAGCAAAACTCTTAGAGGACAAATACGATATCAATTCATTGCCTGAAGTAGTAGCTACCAAGCAAGAAGGAGTAGATACCTCTAAAGAAGGACTTAATCTGAACAAGAAAGAACTTAATCAGATTACGGATAATTATAAGGCTGCAATGGAAGTATCCTCTAAAGAACATCATGAATTGCGTAGGGAGATAGAAATGAGGATTGACCCAGATGAGGAAGACCCAGAAATGGATAGGTACTTGGATGAGGAAATAATAGAAGCAGAAGAAGTTCCTTCAATTGCATCATCATTCCTTAACAAAAGACGATAACTAAAGAGGCTACCTACTATTGGTGGCCTCAGTTGTGTATATACAGATTTGCATATTAAAAATAAAAGAATTATATTTGCATATCAATTTTAAAAATAGACAAAAATATGGAAACATTCAACCAAGAACACAAGGAGACTAAGATTAAGAACATTAATCAGGGTACTTACTTTAGACTCAAACCCTCGGATACTGCACCAGTATGGGTCAGAGGAGAATATAACCGTTTAGCTGGTAAATACTCCTGCTGGAAATTCGATGATACTAATCATGAAAAACTCATGAAAGGTTCTCAAACCGTATATATTAACTTTACATTTTAACAACATGTTCAAATTCTTCAGAAAGAAAAAGAAACTCAGAGTCATCAAATGCTCTGACTTCATTAAGTTAAGACAAGTAGAAGGCTTAGAGAATTGCTATAACATTACTCTTAGCAGTTATCTTCAAACCTTTCAAGGTAGAGTACAAACATTGCTCAATGAGTTTCATATCTATGATGACCGTATCTGGGTAGAGGCTTACAGGGAATATCAACGACATTATAAGGTATATGATAGAGTACCAGACTTATTACTTTATAAGATACCGGTACTATTTGCTATGTCTTATCCGGGTATAGAATCTCGAACGGACAAAGAATTTGCTTTCAGATACTATATACCTGACCAATCATTTTATGAGGGTATGCCCTCTGAGTTCCAGTTGAATCCGGAGATAGAAGATAACTTCAAGAGTATGTATTCTAAGGTATATGGGTATTTACCAGAAGGAAAAGTAACCATAGATGAATACATACAGATTATCAGATTCAATTACTGCAAGAACTGGGATGTGCTTTGGAATAATCCCAAGGCTATTCGTAATTACTTTGATGAATGTATGGATATCATCATGTCCTTCGTAGATGATGAATGTATGGTAACAGTAACTAATATCATTACCAGATGTGCCGAAGAGATGAAAGAGAAATTACAAACCCTCAAAAATAATAGAGATGAACAAATTTAGATTCAAAGTATCTACCATGTTAGAACAGGTAGAAGACGATTACATTAAATTCGTGGGAGATAATTATGGTGTAAACCGAGATGAGTTTCTTAGAGACTTCAGAGCCAAACTTAATCTCGAAAGTCATCATATATCTACAGTACATGCTGAATTAATTGAGTATGAACCAAATCGTATCATTATTCAGACTTCTAAGTATAATACCGTTGCTAAGGAATTCAAAGACCATTATCTTTGGATATTTACTAACAAGGGAGACAGGAAGTACGACTGGGACTTAAACAGATTCCGGGCTTTACCTCAGTAATTATTAAATAGTTTATTAATTCTTTTGCAGATATAAGAATAATATTTTATATTTGTATCGAATTAATAAACTATTAAAATTTTATAACTATGCAAACCAAGTATTACTTAACCTTCGAACAGGTAGGAGTCATTAGACGTATTCCAATTAAAGAACAGGACCCCGATATGCAGGGAATCCTAGATGCTTTCACTGAGGCTTTCAGAATAGCCAACGAAATGAGTGACGATGATAAAGTCAATACAATAGACTTAATCAATGCTCTTCAACACTGTGATACTATCTACATTGATACAGTAGAAATCTACGAAGAAGGATTCGAAATGATTGAACAAAAGGTTCCTCTTGGAGATGCAGGCCAATGCGTAAGGACTCTCATACAGATTATCAATTACGAGGAGGCTTTTGACATATCTGCTGACAACCTGGCTCGAGAACTAAGAACCAGTATGAAATTTCATTGGAGACAACTCAACCCAGGTAGTTCAGAACCTGACCCAGCTTTCGTAAAACAATTTACCGAAGGAGTTATTGACAAACTTCGAAGAAAACTTTAATCGAACTTCTTAAAGGGCAGTCTAACCCACTGCCTTTTCTTGTGTGTAGAACCTCAGCTATTATAAAATAAAAGCTGTCTCTTATACACATCTCCGAGCCCACGAGACATGCGCAGATCTC